GATCGGATCGACGGTCGCCGGCGGTACGGCATCTCCATCGGTTTGCTCGGCGGGCGGCAGTACCTCAACTTCAGGCTCGCGCGCCGCATCCTCGATCAGCTCCTGCAGGCGCTCATCGTCAAAGCTGGTGCCTTCGAGCGTGCCGCGATCGATGCGAATTTCTTTGAGCAGCTCCAGCAGGCCGTGATCGTCATAGCTCGCCTTGTCGCGCGTGCCGTTATCGGCCAGCATGATGTCGAGCGCTTTGGCGTCGTCAACATCGACCCATGTGACCGGGATCGTTACGGCTCCGGCATGCAGCGCCGCCTGCAATCGGTAATTGCCGACCAGCACATGCTTGGTCGATTGCTGCACAATCAGCGATCCGTAAAAGCCGTTTTCTTCGATGGACGAAATAATGGCGCCGGTGTCGCCCTGATTTACGTTGCGCGGATGCGGGCGCAGCGACGCGACGGGGCACTCCGCCTCATAGGCGTGATTGATTACTTGCATGGATTGTTTTGGGTTGGGGATTTGAAACGGTCGAAAACGGCAGTACAACAAGCGCCGTATATAGGTAGACTTCTTGTTCTGAAATCAGAACGAAAAAATTAAACGGGGCGAAAAGAACTCAGGATAGAATCGTCGCTGACTATATGGCGGGCCGCCTCCCGCTTAGATCACGGCAGCGGCCATTTTCATTCACGCGCGCCATAGACCGGGTTGGGAAGGCCGGGCGGAATCGGGACAAAAGGGAAACCCGAACCGTCCGGTTGTACCCGGCTATCACACGAGCTAAAAAACGGCCCGCGTCCCCTTTCAGGAGTGACAGGCGGCCCATACAAACAAGCATCTAAAGATACCACTTGGATGCGTGCCAGCAATTAATTACAGTAATTCGTTAATCTGTTTTGTACCGCACAAACGGAATCCTTCTTTGAGCAGCTCCAGCGCCGCCTTATGAAGCTGCGCGACGCGCGGCGCAAGCACGCCAATTTGCGCTCCGATTTGCGCCAGCGTCAGCTCTTCGACATAGCGCAAACGTAAAATCAAAGCGTCGCGCGGCGCCAGATTGACGGCGCGCGCGGCCTGCTCGATCTGCCGCGCCAGTTGCTGGCGTTGCACGCCTTCTTCCTGCGTCGGTTCTGAGCCACGGCGGCCCCGGATGTACTCGTCGACGGCGACATACGGCTCCGTCATCAGCTCGCTATACAAAATAACTTTGACGGCCGCCTCGGCCGGTTCGTGCTCCGCGCCGCATCCGCCGCACAGCAGAGATTCCGATCCGCCAGGCGTCTTGGTTTGGCAGGCGAGACAGACCAGCGTATTTTCGCCTTCGATGCGGTACGTCGACCGCTTGGGCCGATTCAGCCCGCGCTGCGAGCGCAGCCGTAAATAATCGAGCATCGCGCCCGATACCCGGAACTTGGCGAACGAATAAAACTGGACCGGCTTTTCCGAATCGTAACGATAGCGCTCGGCGACCTCAATCAGCTTTCGAAAGGCGCATTGAATCATGTCCTCGCGCACGTCATCATTGCGGCGGCGGAGGCGGACGGCGGTCGATTCGATGTCCCGTTTGAAGCGCGAACAAAGGGCTGCCTTGTCGGCGGCGGGGTTACGGTCGTCGTACGGCAATGTAGTTGTTCCAGGTGTGATTGAGCCGGTCGACGAGCGCCGGGAAGTCGAGCGCGGCCGACATGGCCCGCATGCCGAGGTGATAGTGGCCCTTGTCGTGGCAGAGGTGACAGAGCGGGATCGCGGCGAAGTCGCTCGCAATGCGTGACGCGGCGCGCGGGCCGCTGTGGTGAGCCTCATTCAGAATTTCAGTGGTGGGTTGACGGCCGCAGCCAGCGCAAGGCAGCGTGCGGATCCAGATCAGATAGTCGGGGGAAACTTGCTCGGGCGGTCGGGTTTCTTTTCTACGCTTGCGCTTAAAAGCGGTCCGCCTTAGAGGCGAACGCCGCAATGCTGAAACACGTACCAGCTCTGGGCAACGTGCTCGCGGTAGACTCCAGGCCCGGTGGCGGCCTTGGGTTTGGTCAGGATCGTGGTTGAGCGCTCAGATTTTCCGGACGCTTCGGTCCGGCTGCACGTGAGCTGTACGCCATGCACGCACTTTCGCGTGCCATACGTTTTCGCGGCTCCGTCACGCACCAGTTGCGTGAGCCCGGCCGCAGTCGTCCAGCGGTAATGCCGGCCGCTCTGATCGAGCACGCGGTAACGATTCTTCTTGTCCGTTGTTTCTTTATGGTGTGTATGCACGGCGAATATTCTCAGCTCGAAGCAAAAAAAAACCGCCGCACGCCGTTTCCTGTTGTTTTTAGGCGCGTCAATTCGCGCGCCGGGCCAGGAAAGGCGTGGGCGGTAACTAGGGCCGGGAGATGTTCGTCCCGTGGCGCGTCAGGAGAGGACCTATGAAAACTCGGTAAGCCGCGCCCTAGAGCGGATCACCGATTGCTATAAATTCGGTTACTCATCATCGCGCAATGTCTCGACCGTGTCCATACCCGCCTTTGCGCTAACTGAAACTAAACGGTTTTTCTTACTCGCCACGGTGCGCCAATCGTGTCTATACAGTATTACGTAAATATGTCATACTAACCTTGCTTGGCGGTCCGTTGTTTGGGAAGGCGCGGGCCGCCGGGCGACACGAACAAAGGGGAAATTTGAAATGCTGAAAAGTAGGAACGCACCCATCGAGCGCACGCTACGGCGCGTCGATATATGGCTGCTGATTGCATGGATTTGGCTGGTCGGGCAGGGGCTGGTGTCCGCGTACGGCATCAGCCAGCACTATCAGGGATCGGCTGAGGAAGAGGTGTATTTATACGATCCGATGCCAGCGCCGCCCGCGCTAGAGGAAGACGTCGTATATGCCAGGGAGCGGGCGAAATGAAAGCTCTTAGTGTTCAGATCGAGAACGTACTCGGCATCGAATATGTCGAATGGCCGTTAGGGGAAGAGGTGACCGAGATCCTCGGCGATAACGGAACCGGGAAGAGCAGCGCCTGCGACGCGATCATAGCTCTGCTCGGCGGGGACACACGGAACATGCTTCGCTCCGGGGCCGATAAGGGCCGCGTGTGGATGCGGCTCGATGACAATACGACCATCGAGCGGACGTGGGGAAAGAACGGCGGAACAACTCTTACCCGCCGCGACCAAGCCGGGAAGCTGCTCAGCGGGGCGGGGGAGTTCATTCGCCAGATCGCCTCGCTGCGGGCGGTCCGCCCGGCTGAGTTTTTGCTCTCGACCGACCGGGAGCGGATCGATACCTTGCTGCGGGCGGTGCCGATCGCGCTGCCGCGGGACTTCACCAAGTGGATCACCGACGAGCTGAATCTTCCGCCGGACGTTCTCCGGCAGCACGCCGTGCTCGCGATCGACAAGGTGCTTGAGATTGCCGAGGAGCGCAGGCTGAAGGCCGGGCAGGACAAGCGCTCGAAAGAGCACTCGCGCAATGAGCTGGCCGAAACCCTGCACGGTCTATCCGAGCAGGAGACGCCCGTTCACTGGCAGCAGCGCGTGCGTGAGCTGACGGCGCGGCAGGATACCGAGCGGGGCCGGATCGCGGCGCTGCGCGGTCAAATCCATAGCGAGGCCTCGGAGGCGATTACCAAGGCCAAGCAAATCTTCGCCGAGCAGGAGCGGGACATCATGGCCGAGGCGCGGCGCAAAGTGGAAGAAGTCCGCAAGGAGATGAACCGGGTCCTGACCGCTGCCGATCAGGCCTCGCGCGAATCGCTGGCCGAAGCCGAGGCCGAGCATACCGCCGCGATGGCGGACATCACGCCCGGGCTGGCCGAGGCGCGGGAGAAGGTGCTCACGGCTGAGCGGACGCAGGGTCAATTCTCGCTGCTGAAGAAATACGGAGCCGAGGCGGTAGGAGCCGAGCAGTACTGGCAGCACATGAACGATCTGGTCGACAAGGTTCGCGCGACCAAGGCGCGGATGATTCAGCGGCTCCCGATCTCAGGACTTGAAATCGACGGCGGTCGGCTGCTGCGGCACGGTGTTCCGTTTGATCGGCTCAACACGGCGCAGCAGATTGAGATCGTGCTCGATGTCGCCGAGCTGGTCAGCGGGAAGCTGCCGCTGATCGTCGCCGATGGGATGGAGCGCCTGACGAAACAGAACCGCAAGGCGCTGATCGAGGCCGCCGCCCGGAAGGGCCTGCAGTTTATTTTCGCGACGGCGGTCGAGGGAATGCCGCTGACGGCCCGCGCTCTGACGCCCGGCGAAGAGTACATTATGCCGGATCAGTTAGCGTTGCTGGCGGGGCCGGATATGGGGGCGACGCGCGCATGAGCGCCGCCTCCTGTTGTTGCGTCGTGACGGATTCTCGTAAACTTGTCATGATGCCCGCCACCAAAAAACAGACGGAAACGCTCAGCGCGGTAGACACTACCTGCCCGCATTGCGAGCGGGAGATCCCGCGCAAGCGGTGGATACGGACCGGATCTCGCCTGATGTTTCGCTCGCGGAAAACCTCGCGGGCGAGACCGCGCAGCTTGCGGCCGTGTCCGCATTGCGGCACGGTGTACGGAATCACGGAAATGCGCTCGCATATTCCGAGATGCGCCAAGCGGCCGGGGGAATTGACTCCGGCCATCAAGGACGCAGAACGAGCCGCGCGCGGACAGTAACGGGAAAGTACTGGCCGGGCGCAATTATCAACCGATCCGAAAACAAAAGGGGACTAAATGGCAAATGCAACACAAGGCGGCGGGCGAAGTGTGCCGCCGCGAACCGGGCCGCCGAATCGGCCCTCGCTCAACCCGCCCACGGCGCCGCAAACCAAGGAGCCGCTGACGTTTCAAAAGCTGCTCGGGCAATACCAGAAACAAATTGCCGTGGCGCTACCACGGCAGATGAGCGCCGACCGCATGATGCGCGTCGCTCTGACCGCGTACAACCAGACGCCGATGCTGCGCGAGTGCGATCCGCTGACGATCATCGCGGCGGGGATTCAGTCCGCGCAGCTCGGCCTGGAGCCGGGAATCAATATCCTCGGCCACGCGTACCTCGTGCCGTTCCGCAATTACTCGCGGGCGAAGAAAGAAGCCGGGAATCCGCTCATCCGGGGCGGCCGCGACAACGGCTACATCATGGAGGCGCAGCTCATCGTCGGATACAAGGGCTACCTGGAGTTGGGCTGGCGCTCGGGGCGCTGCAAGAAATTCGGCGCCAATCTCGTGCACGCGTACGATACCTTCTCGCTGCACTATGATCCGGAGCCGATCATGCGCCACGAGCCGCTGTTTGTGAAATCGCAAGGCGATCTGCTGATTCCGGTTACGGCTGAGCAGCGCGGTCCTATCGTCGGCGTGTACGGATACGTGCAGCAGGTCGGCGGCGATCCGAATGTTGATTTCCTCACCATCGATTCGCTGGAGGAGATTCGCGACAACTTCTCGAAGTCAGGCGGAGCCGATGCCAATAATCCGGACGGAAAGGGAATCTGGCTCGACCATTTTCCGGTGATGGCGCGCAAGACCGGGATTCGCGCGGTCAGCAAGTGGGCGCCGCTGAGCCCGGATGTACAGAAGGCGGTCGGCCTGGATGAAGCCGCCGAGAACGGACTCAGCCAGTCGCTTGCTGAAGCGCTCGACCTCGTGCCCACGGGCAGCGAGCGCGGCTATGTATACCTGCCCGACAGTGAGCCGACCGCTACCACTGGCGCGCCCAACGGGAAGGCTGCGGCGCCAGCGCCCGAGGCCTCCACCAGCGCGCCCACGCAGCCCGCACAGCCCAAGCAACCGCCTAAGCCGCCGCCTCCTCCTCCTCCTGCGGAAGAGCCCGAGGAGGATGAGAACGCGCGCGGCCTGACCGAAGACGATTTCGACGGCCATGACTGGTCGGTGCTGCAGGCCAACTTGCGCGCCGCCGGAAAGAATCGGCCCGCTATCCTGCAATGGCTCGGCACGCAAACCGACGCGAAGAAAGCGATGGACCGGGCCGACGCCATGCGGTTTGAAGCGGAGCAGGGTGATGGTAACTAAATCGATCATTAAGGCGATGAAATGCCCGAAATACTACGTCGGGTATTACCTCACGCCCGGCGCCGTGGTGAAGCTGATCGAGTCGCCGATGGCGCGCGCCGGAACCGAATTCCATCGCTACCGCCAGGAGTACATCGACCACTTGGTGGAGGCGGGCGAGATTCAGGATCACGCCTTCATCGGCCACTGGCTGGACACCAATGCCGTAATGCCGGAAACGCGCGAGCTGATTCTCGGCGACCGCCATTACTCCATCGATCCGAAGTACGTCGTCGGCTGCGAGCTTTTTCTCTCCGCCGACGAGAACTTCCGCCCGCTCGAAATGCTGCAGGGGCGTCCGCCCGGTCAGCTCAGCGCCGATCCGCGCTGCCTCTGCTCGGGGACGATTGATTTGCTCCAAATGAAGGGCAGGGAAGCGACGATTACCGACTGGAAATCCGGGTGGGCGACGGCGGGCGTGGCGGATCACGAGCCGTATATTTACGCCGCGCTCGTAATGGCGCATTTTAAGCAGGTCGACACGGTTAATTATCGGTGGGAGTTTCCGCGCGTCAATGCGGAAAAGGACGGCGGCCGTTACACGCGCGAGGACTTACCCTGGATTCAATCGTTTATCCGGGGCGAGAACACGCGCGAGGCCGGGCTGCGCGCCAAGCATGCGGCCGGGGACCAGATGCGCGTCGATCCGTACGCGGGGCTGTGCGTGTTCTGTCAGCTTCAGTGTCCGCTGCGGCAGACCGCAACGAATGAGCGGCTGATCCTGCCGCCGATTCAAAATCGTGTGGATGCCGAGCAGGTTGCCAAGCTGCTCTATGCGTCGAGCATGATTGCCGCGATGGCGCGGCAGGCGCTGCGGCCGTACCTCGAACAATGGGGGCCGAAGCTCAAGCTCGCCGAGGATTATGAGCTGGAGCTGCGGACCACGGCGCGGGCCGAATATCCGCTGCCCGATACGCTCGCGCTGCTCGGGATCGTGATCGATGAGGACGCTCTGCCCAAGGCGCAGAAAGGGATCAAGCGCGGGCAGGCCATCACGCCGCGATGGGACGTGCCGATTCAATCGCTGCTGATCAGCGCCAGTAAATTACATAATTTGTCGGACACGAAAATGCGCGCCGGAATGCGGGACGAATTAGGAGCGATCGCGCGCCGGAAAGTGGTAAGCAAAGTCCATGTGCGCAAGCTCAACGAGGAAGACCGCTTGCTGATTGAAGAAGGCGCGGAGGGGATGGATTAAAAAAAGTGTAAGATGAGGCGGGTAATAACCATGCGGTTCTTTACCGTCATAAAAACGAAACCGCCGAAGTGCATCGAACACTTCGGCGGCAGAGCTTCTTTTCACGATGTACGGATGTCTCCGGGCGGCTTCCCGCTCCCGAGCGACTTTTGTAGTATGCCATATTTCCGGTGACTATGAGAATCCGCACCTAGCAGTTTTTTTTTGAAATTCTGCTCGGGGACATTCGTTGAACTGGTCGGCCGCGATCTGCGCAGGTGTAGCGGCAGCGGTTAGGGACGATCCTCCTGGGGAGGGAGATCACCCGAGCCCGCTGCTAGGGGAATCGTGGCCCACCAAAAATGGGGAGACTCCACGATATGTTTTCCGGCGAAAGGTGCGCGCCCTCGCGCGTACAGAATCGCATGTTGGCGGGGCCGCAATGTTAGCGGCCCGCCGTTCCGGCGGCGAAGATGCAAGACTCTGCATCACGCGGGATGTGGCGGTTTTATGCCGCCATGATCTCCACGCCGCTTTCCTGCTGACCGCCGTCCGGCAACTCACCGAAAAAGGGAAGCTCACCGACGTCCAGATCACGATCGCTGATCTGGATGAGGCCATGTTCCATACCGTGGGGGAACGGACCATTCGCACCAAGCTGCACTTGCTGGCGCGTTGGGGCTTCCTGTCGGTGACCGCGCGAAACGGTCATCCGTCACGGCTGACATTCCACGCCGAGGCCGTAGAGGCCGCTTTGTGCGCCGACACGCAAACCCCGGCAAATGTGCCGCGCTCAACCCCGGCAAATGTGCCGGGGTCCGGTCAAAGCCCGGCAGATTTACTAGGGTCCTGCCAGTACCCCGGCAAAAGTGCCGCGGTTGATTTGCCGTGGTCGGTTTTGCCGAATCAGCAACTTAGCCCAACCCCGGCAAATGTGCCGCGCCTGTCGTCGAAAGAACTTTTCAGAGACGACAAATCGTCGACAGACGACGAACGGAAAACCTTCCCTAAGATGGCGACGAACGGAAACGGAAACGCCCGCCCGGCAGCGCCCGCTCCTGTACCCGCAGCAGGTTTTTCGGCTGAGCTGATTGCAGCGGCGCGCTACGAAATCATGCTCGCCATGAGCAAGTGCGGCGAGGACCGCCTGACGCGGACCTACGTGATTGATGACGTGGACGCGGCCATTGCCCTTGCCGTGCTGCGTGCGGGGCCGTGGGAGGCGTCGCAGGCGCTGATTAAGGAGTTAGCCGCGCGCGGCACGCTGAAGGTCAGCACGCCCGCTTATTTCGCGGACGTCACGTGGCAGCGGTTCCGGCGGGACAAGACAGGCTGGAGGCGCAAGCAGCCCGGTCAGGCCTTCGCCTCACGCAGCAATGATGAGTCCGTTGATTTCAGCGCCGCCTTGGGCGCGCTGACTTCGGCCAGGAGGATGAGGTAATGGCGCACGATTGCATAAGGGAGTCCTGGTTGGAGGAAGCGTGGCTCAGTTACAGGTGCATTTGTTTCCCGTCATCGTTACCGACTCCCGACGCGGAAGCGGAGACAACTTGCAGGCTGGCGTTTATGGGAGGCGCGTCAACGGTTATCGAGGAGATGCGTGACATTTTGGCCCGTACAGCGGCAGACGCTGAAGGGGTCATGAAAGGTCTCGACGCCTCAAAGCACTATTTCAGCCGTCAAACATTCCGGTCCGGTGAAGAGGTGATTGAACCATGGCGCTTCCGCTTTCCAACGATCCGCCGCCGCCGTTTGATCCGGAGGCCGGGCGGCCGAAGAAGCGACCGATCCTGTGCTCGCGCTGCTCTGATACCGGGCTGATCGAGCGCGCGACCGTCCGCCGGGCCCGGTGGGCGTGGGAGGCCGCGTTCACGATGACGGCCTGCTCCTGCGGAATGGGGAGGGATATCACGCCAGCTTTAGAATGCGCGCGCCAGGAGTATCAGGCGATGTGGGACGACCAGCGATGGTAAACGACGCGCATACGCTCGGAAAAAGCATTCTGAGCCGTCTCGATCGATACCCGACCGCCGACGTGCGGGCCGAGGAAATTACCGCCGCCGGCATCCCCGCCGACGAGCTGGGCGAATGGGCGCGGGAGATCGACCTCGAAGTGCAGCTTCCGCTGTTCCCCGGAGCGCCGTATCGATTTCGGCGAGGGTTTTAGAAGGAGGTGTGGGTTGACGGACGAGCCAGCAACTGTAGCAGACGCACTTATTCGCGATTTCTACGAGCCTCGACGGAATCGCGAAAGCTTTACACGCCCTTGGAAATGCCGATGCAGCGACACCGATGGGGGCTATCGAATCGCTAGGCAAAGAAGTTAAAGACGGATTCGAGGCAATGTCAACAAGCATCGGATGCGGGTTAACGGAAATAGCAGAGGCGGTTCGATCGGACGAACAGGAGCCAGAATCATTAGGGACCGTCGCCGCGTTTGAAAACAACTCTACATTTTGACGGTGGCCGGACGCGCCGCCCGAACCCGGGCGAGAAGAATCCCCGCGTCGGATCGTGAGACCTCACCGCCGTGCAAAAAATCGAGCACGAATTCGGCGGCCTCCAGCAGCAGGATCTGGCGGCCAGAAACGTCCTCGGGCGAATTCGTATACATTGCGCCGTCCGCCCAAATCGAAGCGACGAACTGCAGCGCCCGGTCCCGGTCCGGAGCTGAGCCGCACAAGCGCATCAGCTCGTCCGCGAATTGGTCAAGATGGCGCATCATTTTTTTTAGTGCATTTCGACGACGTCGGAATAATACTGCTCGCCCATAACCGCCAGCTCGACCAGGCCGACATAAATATCGTCGAGATTCCCGATGCCGAACCACGCTTCGTCCATGCCCGCGCCGCGCAGCGCATTGCGCAAAGCCCGGCCGCCGGAGGAGTGAAACGACATCCCCGGATACCCGATGTCGCGATTACCGCCGCGCGGTTTGCTCCACCAGTGCAGCGGATCTTCGGCGATCATGTTCTGCATATCGAGGACGGCCTCGCCCAGCTCGATCGACAAAAACTCGACCGCCTGCTTGCGCTTGTCAGGCAGCAGGCCCGCGACCGATTTTCCATGTTCCTCGCGCGCGGCGGCCGCCAGTTTCAAATCGAACGGAATGATCTCGGCAGGCGTATCCGGCGGGTTTCGGTCGGCCTCATCTTCCGGCGGCTGACGGGACGCGAGCGGCTGCGGATCGCGCACGGTCGGCGCATTTCCGGGCTGTGGGTCGATCGTGTCTTTGTTGCTCATCCCTCTATGATCCTCCAAAAACAAAAAAACACTCACATGTTTGAGGGAATGCGGGTTAGCATCGGGTGAGTCCGTGACGCTTTTGGGAATTGCGCCGCGGCGCTCTTAATCCGAAAAAAGGAGACTCCATTTCAAACATGGCAGTAGCAAAAAAACCGCCCGCGAAAAGCAAACCAGCCGGGAAGGGAACGGCGAACCGCGCGTCGGCTGCGATTTCTAAAACAAGCAAGAAGAAGGCTCCGGCCTCTGCGGTAGCCGCCGGTACAGCCCCGCGCAAATCCTCGCGCCGGAAGGAGTCCACTTGACCAAACTAGAACGGGATCGCGCCAGGCGCAAACGGCAAAGAGAAGCCAAAGCGGCCGCCGCCCTCATTGCCGCAGGCGGTACGCATGTGAGCGGCGACGGAGAGCCGGTCGTGGCGGGCACCGCGAACCGCGCGGCCGATACGGTTATCGCAACAACGAAGAAGCGGACCAGCGGCGGGCAAAAGAAACCGCGCGGCCGACCCTCCGGTACGGGGACGCGGCCCGGCGCCGTGATGACATCCGAGCCGGTCCATGAGCCGCTGCACGCTGGGTACAACCAAGCGCAAAGCTTCGGGATCGGGCTGCCCGAATTCCTCTTCCGCGCCACGCCGTGGGACGGGCAGGAGCTGCTCGAAACGTACGAGAACAGGATCCTCAGCAACGTGCAGGAGGCGATCGGCGGGTATATCCGCTATGCCGCTTCGATGCGCCGCGCGCAGGCCAACTATCACTAATCCTTTTACCGGGATTAAAAAACAAAGGGCCGCCTCGGGGGAAACCGGGCGGCCCTTTTTGTTTTGGGGGGAAATGGACACGGTACGGGCGCCCTGATCGCGAGCCGTTACGGGTGTCCAATATTCTCGGCGAAAGTGAGCAATATCAATGACTTAGGATCATCGTTTTCGATAACGGGTGTTATGTCAACTCGCGCGGGAATTCTTCCCGTAAGCCGCTGAGCGGATTCTATTACCCGGTTTTATTCCCGCCCTGCCCGGCGGAAGCATCGGCGCGCGATCAGGACACGAGGCAGGCGCCGGTTTCCCATCGGTCCGCTACAGACTCGAGAAACAGGGAGCGCAGCGCCCACCCGCGAAGGCCTAATCCGAAGGCCCAGAGTCGGGGGACTCCAGCGAAAGAATAACAGGTTTTCCCGCTTTGCGCGAATGAAAACCTTATGAATTCAAAAGGGTTTACGCGCCGTGCCACTGCGAATTACTGACCAGCAATTCGCCCTCTTCGAAGCCGCCCGGGCCGCGCCTCCAAAAGCCAAACGGCCGCGCCCTTTCCGCCTCACCGCCGGCCAGGCGCAGCTCAGCGAGAACGATGTTGAGGCGCAGATCGTCGGCTTCCTGAAAATCCACGGTTGGCGCGTAGACCGCCAGCACGTCGGCCGCGCCAAATGGCCTGCGGGCGGCTGGCTGCAGCTACATCCGGAAGGAACCGCCGATTGGTTTGCTCACCGTCCGCGCACGAGCCCATCGTGTCTTTACGTCGAGGTCAAGGCGCCCGGACAGCGCGCCAGCCGTGAGCAGGAGTTGTACCTGGAGATGGCCCGCCTCGGCGGATATTTGGCGGGCTGCTTTGATTCGTTTCCCGCCTTTCACGCCTTCTATCAAAGGCATTTTCCCGGCGAAGCTTAGCCGATAATAGAAACTGCTTTTCAAAAAAACCTGGAGGCCGGATGCCCACCTATTGGCGCGGTCAGGAGTGCCCCGCCCGCCGTCTGCTCGTGCGCGTCAAGGGGAGCCTGGAGGCCGTTCCCGCGGTCGAAGTGATTGCCGGCGGCCGCTGTTTCTATCTCGATGATCGCGACGGGTCCGCGTGGCTGATCCTGACGTACGGCCTCGGCGCGGCTTGTTTTGAGGTACGGGAGCTGCTCGGGATCGAGGAGGCGCTTACCCCCAGCGATTCGCGGACCGCCGCAGCTGCTCCCGCTGATCCTTCTTACGCCGCTGCTGCCGCACTCCCGTCAACACGCTGAATGAGAGCGCGATCGCGCAGGCGGTCAGGATAACAAACTCCATTCGTTTTCATCTCCCTTTTTTGGCTACGACGGTCGACCGCTTCCCGGCGGCCTCCGTGGTTATTGTCAACTTCTCCCGCGAGGCCGAGCAAACCGGGCAGCACGCTTGGCAATACGCCAGCAGGCCGACGATGTGGCGTACCCGCGCCAAACGGTCACAACGGCAGATCGTAAGCTGCGTCTGCCCGATGCGGAAGCAAAGCGGCTTCACGGCAGGCTTGCCCATCAGAAGGACACCTCCTGCTGAGCCAGCAGCGGCCGCGCGCTATCCTTCCGGATCGAGCGGGTCCGCTTGTGAAACCCCGCATCATAGGCGAGGTGACAGCCACGGCAGAGCGCCTTCAAATTATCGAGACGGTCGTCGCCGGGCGTGTGATTCAGATGCGCAATCCCGAGCTGAACAACTGGCGTATGCCAGTCGTCGTCCTCATCCGGCGGGCCGGGCCGGTAGCGCCAATACAAAGCGCCGGCGGGAGCGCCGCAATGCTCACAGCAGTTCCCTGCCCGCGTCAGGACGGCCGGGCGCGTCACCGTCCGCCATTCCTGGGTCTCATACATCCAGCGAACATGCTTAGGAATCGGCATCTTTCGGAGCCTCGATCATTTTGAAATTAGTTTCCCGAAAGTGATCCCACGCGGTCCGGCCGCCGCCGGAATCGACGTAAGGCAGAAACACCTGCCCGTATTCCGCCATGCCGTGCTCGATCATTGCCATTTGCACTTTTACCCACGTCAGGAGCTGCCGCCAGGCCACGCGCCTTGCCGTATCGCGCAGCTTCCGGGTATCGATGCCGCCCAGTCTTCCCCGCCCGGATACGCGGCGCTTGTACAGAGCGTTATAGACCGGATCCACCTTCGCCGGAAGGATAAACCATACCGGGCGGTCGTACAACATCATGCGCCAGCGGACGCCAGCCGGAACGCCGCCCTCATACGTTGTCGCAATTTCGAGCGCTCCCGCCTGGACCAGCACGGACGCAATTTCAGCCATGGAACGCTCGGCCGGAACTTCCGTGGTTTCGAGATACATCGTCGTGGGCCGTGACGGTTTCATTGCGCCGCCTTGGGTCCGAGCGCCGCCTCAAGGTCAGCTCGCGGAATCCGCGGATCGCGGGAGTTCCCGAAGTTTCGGATCGTACCGCTTTTGATCAGCCTGCGCAAACCCTTGGCATCGAGCCCGCTGCGCTCGATCGATTCGCCGAGCGTGAGCGTGAGCCGCTCGGCGGGAGGAGGCAGCGCCTTCTGTTGTTGCTGATGCATGCCGGAGGCGATGTGCTCCAACGCTCGCGCAAAGACCTCGGCGATTTGCTGCTGCCCGGCCGCGACGGCCTGCAGCGCCTGCGCCAGATCCGGACCGCCGCCTCCGCCCATCCGGTCCGCGACAGCGGCGCCGATCGCCTGACCGATCGCCAGCGGGCTGCCGAGCCGCTTGTCGCGCTCGTTGACCTCAGCCGCCCCTTCGGCCCGTTCGAGCGTTTTCGAGCCGCCCTCCATTTCCTCTTTCATCTTCAGGATGAACCGGGGATCGTAAACAGGAATTGGTTTCCGCCGGGGGACGGATCGGTACTCAACGCGGAGCTTGCCCTCCGCGACCCAGCGGTTAATCGTCTTTCCCGAGCGGCTGAGCATTTGCGCGGCCTCGGGTTTGGTCGGCCATTCAGACACGTCGACCACATTACGTTTTGTCATTTAGGTTGTAGCGGACCTCGCTTGCCATTATGCACGCGTGCGCCGACCGCGTCCAGATAATGTCTCTTTGTCCTTGACAGATTTACGTAATTCTGTCAAAGTACTCGTATAGATGGCACGGTATACAAAACAGCAAATCGAAACCGCCGGAATGAACGGCGAGCTAATCAGCCGCGGCGAGGAAATCACCGACGCGCCCGCCGCCGAAACATGGTGCGCGACCTGCCAGCAATGGCATGACAACAGCGGTCACACCGCCCGGTTTCGCCGCGCCGCCGTCAAGGAGGTTGCATAAATGTCCGTGCTCGTCACAGCCACCGCCCGCGTCATTACCGCCATTTCCCGCGCCACCGTCGCATGCGCCAATCATGGCGAGATCGTATCCGTACAGCCCGCTGAAGGCCGCATCGTCGAGAAAGGCTGCTACCTCGCCGTGATGATTTACGCGGTCACCTTCGAGGATGGATCGGCGCGGAAATACTGGATGCGCGGCGGTGTGCCGACCGAGGTGAAAAAGTGATCGACATGGAAAACAACGAGTACAAATGCACGCCACGGTGTGGGGGGACGAAAGACAATCCCTGCATGATCGCCGTAAACCGGAGCCGCGCCCGCGAGAAAGACCTGAAGGCTTTTGAGGCTTTCATTCCCGTCCGCGACGCCTATCGCGCGGGCAAGATCACCGAAGACGCATTTCTCGTGGCGCGGGCAAAGTACAAGGCTGCGGCCGACGAGTACGAGGAAGCCTTATTAAAGGCTGAGCGGATCCGAAACAACAAAGGGGGACTTAATGAAACTGACTGAGATAAATCGAACCGAAAGCGCGGCCATCCGCGAGGATGCTCTGCGCGCCCTTGCGGCGGTCGCCGAAAAATACGGCGTGCGCGTCAGCGCGACGGGAGGCAGCTATTCGAGCAAAAGCGCCGTACTCAAGTTTGAGTTTGCGCTCATCGACGAGGGCGGCACGGTGCTGACGCGCGAGGCACAGGACTTTGCGGACGGCGCGCACTTCTACGGCCTCCATGCTTCAGACCTCGGCCTTGTGTTCGCGATGGCTGGCCATCAGTACCGCATTACCGGGCTGAATGCCCGCCGCTTCAAAATGCCGATCTGCGCCGAGCGAGTCAGTGACGGCCGCCGGGTGAAGATCTCGGCGGAAACGGCCGCCGCCGCTTTGCTCAAGCTCCGCCCCGGGCCGGAAGTGCCAAAGCCCGTATCCGTGACCGTGATCGGAGGCCGCTCGTGAGCGAGAAATTCATTTTGATTGTCGACACGGCGCCACGCACGCGCAAGCAAACGTTGTACCTCGGCAAACGTGACGACGGCTATCCATACCCGAGGTATGAGACGCAAGCAAAGGTTTCCTACGAGAAGGATGCCGTTGAGCGGGTGACCTATCTAAACGCGCGGGACACGGAGGACCCGCCGTCCGACGAGGCAGAGAAGAAGTTTTACTACACAAGTGTCGTGGATCGAACGACGTTGCGCGGGATCACTTTCGGCGCGCATGAGCGGCGCTTTGACGCGGACGTCGAGCAGGAGTACCTCGCCTCGGTGCTCTTGTTTGTGCAGGCTGACGAACGTTATTTCGCAACGGTTGAATCCAAGGAGCGCAAGTCATGACCGCCAAGAGGCAGCACGTCGTTATGCTGTTCCGCTTCGGCGGCATCCGTCAGGCCTACAAGTTTCGCGACACGGTCATGAGCGCGGGCGTACCAGCCGAGGCCGGGTATCAGACCGCCGCCGGGGGCTGGTACGTCAAAACCGATTCGCGCTGCCTGCAGCATGCCACGGATCTTCACAAGCTGATTTACAACAAGGAGGCCGCCAATTGAAACAGTGCGAGTACGGAATTCTCGGCGAGCTGCTCGACAAGGGCGTGCAGCGCTTCAACATGCAATCGGGGGCCGAGCCGGTCCCTTACCCGACCTTCGAGCTGCGTGACCAGCAGGGGCTGAGCTGCAGCGAATGCGACCTTCGCTGGTCCGGCAAAGAGCCGCCGCCGCTGATCGGCGCGCGCGTCGCTGTTCCGATGAACAGCCTCGGCGCGGGAGTTGTCCTTACCTATTTTTTCGAGTACGGCTGGCTCGGCGTAACGGTCCTGCTCGATGAGGCGACGCGGCCTGACTGGCACAGGAAGCAGCGCGGATCGGACCGCCGCGCCCATGTATTCGGGAATGAGATCCGCCGGGAGGAGGCCGCCTGATCGTATGTGGCTTTTTACACGCCTCGGCTTCTTCTCGATTGGGATCGCGAACCGGAGCAACGGCAGCCCCGATCCTACGCGCGTGATGATTCGCGCTCGTGACAAAGCGCATCTGATCGCGCTCAGGGATCGATTCCCTGCCCTGCGAGGCCGCATCCTGACGCGCCCGCTCCAGGACTACCGCTACCGCCTGATTGCCGATAAGAGGCAATGGGCGCTTTGCGTGGCGGCGCTGGCCCGCGAGCAGACGTGGTCCAACTTCAAAAACGAGGCCAAGCGTTTTCGTCCGCAGGATGCCGCGTATCTCGACGCGCTCCATGAGATCTGGCGCGTGATGTACCGCCTGCAGAATCCGCCGCCGCCGCCGCCGCCTCAGCTTGACTTTGCCGGGCTTGGCGAAGAAGACATAGACGACGGGGAATGGTGGCAGCCCGGAATAGATCAGTAGTACCGCTGTAACTACGCACGTTGACCGAGACGGTTGGGAAGCCGTCCGGCCGATTAAAAAGGGGGATTCCAAAAAATGCTACGCGATAAGTGGGCGTCGCCTGACGGCGCTCGCACGTGGTACGTCGGAGTGTGGACAGACGGAGCGCGCGCCCGGCTGCTGCGATCGGAGAAGAAAGAAGCCGAGCCGTGGCATGCGCCCGATGCGCGGGCCGCTGACATCCGGGCCTTCCTCGGTGAGCACGCGGCCCGGCTGAAACCGGAGCTGCTGACCGCGCTCCGCCGGGCGCTGGTGACGACGACATTTCTCGAGTCCATATCGACCACGATGATTAAGGCCGTGGCCTGGGGGAGGATGACGATCGTCGGGCCGGGCGGCCGAGGTACGCGCCACATCGAGCGCCGGTCCGCTTCCTGGTTCGTCGACGGCGCTGCCGGGTATCGCACGCTTGAGGATGCCGTCGTATCCGCCGTCTGGTCGCTCGATCCGGGGCGGATTGCGGTGTATCTCACGGCTGAGCGCACGAACGGCCTTTGGGTCGATTGGGAGGGAAAAGGCGAGTAAAACGTCTTGACAGATTCACGTTAATCTGTCACACTTCAGTCCATGAGTATGACACTGCGAATCGATGACAAGGGCGGGCTGATCGCCGTCGAAGAAGGAAAGGTAGAGACGGTATTCGGCCCGGCCGCCTCATCGAGGCTGACCGCCTTCTGGAGCGTCCGCGTGCAGCCGGGCTTTGTAGCCGCGCCCGAGCCGAAGAAGCCAGCCAAGCGGTACTCGATCTTCATCGGCGGAAAGCACGCCTTCGATTCGCACAACGCCATCGGCGAGCGCGTGAAGATCCTGCTCATGCGGTCAGGCGGAAAGATCGCCATCGAAGTGCTCGACCACGAAACAGGCGTACGCGCCAAGGTCACATTCAAAGGGAAGGTATAGGGAATGAAAAAGGGATTTCTGAAAAACACAGCGGCGAAGCCTGCCGCCAAGAAGAAGGCGCTGAGCGCTGCCAAGACGAAGGAGGCCGCCATCGTTGGGAAGACGAAGGCGGTCCCTGCCGCCGCCGGGAAGAAGAAGACGAGCGAGCTGCTGCGCGAAAAGCGCGAGAAGGCGCATCCCGGTAAGAACTTCCGCAAGGCCGACGTGAAGAAAGCCGGGAAGAAGAAAACGGCCGCAGCGATCATTGACGAAAAGCTGGCGGTGATTGAGGCGCGCGGCACGGTCGCGCCAGAGGACTTGTCCGGTGTGGATATGACTCCCGACGACGAGGTATTCAGCGTGCCGTTTGCCGAGGACATGGGCGTCTCCGATTACACCGCCGCCGATCCGAAAGTTGTCGCAGCGCCTGCGGGCGTAACCAAAAGCGCAGGCGGTCAGCAGCGCCTCGACGGATTCAGCTTCGCTCAGATCTGCCGCTGGATGGGCCGTGAGAACTTCACCGAGAAGCAGGCGATCGCGGCGCTTGAAGGCGCCGGACTGGCGGTCGTCAGCAAACCGGGCGTGCGCGGCTCGCTTGGCGCCGGGCGGCTGACATCCCCCCGCTATGACGCCTCGGCCATCCCGGCGCTACCTGACGCCTTGGCGGCCCGCCTGCGGGCATACCTGCCAAGTAAGGGGATCTGATTAAATGCTGATTGTTATTATTGCCGCCGCCGCCGCTCTGCTGCTGTTTATTTTCGGAGGCTTCGTGCTCGGAACGATGCGGGCGATTGATGAAGAGGAGGGCCGTTATCCGTATCCGAAGCGCATGCGTTTCTATCCTGCTGCGCCGCGCCGCCCGGGCGCGGATCTCAGCAGCAGCGGCTTCAGGATTTGGCGCTGGCTTTGGCTTTGGCGCTGAGCGATCCCGAGCGAAATACAAAAAGGGCGGTGAGGCCGTGAGGCTTTCCCGCCCTTTTTTTTATTGTTTATCCGCCCGCGAAAATATCGACCGTGACGTTCACGACGTACTCAATATCGCTATCGCTCACGTTGTCCTGACTCACTGGCGTCGTCGATGTGTAGGCCGCCTGGATCGTACCGTTGCCCGCCACCGCCCAGGAGAAGGACGGGCTGTACGATTGCGGCTGCTGAATCGCTTGGCCCGCCCACTTGGTCCGGTTGCGATGATTGGCCGTCTCGCTAGACTCCGCGCCGATGACATACTGAGCCGTCTTGGCGATCGCCGCCTCAACGCGTTTGATGAGCGTCGGATCGTTCCGTAATTCGTATTGTTCGAGTAAAGTTGCCATTACTTCAAAACTATAAGGTGTTCCGGCGCGTCGGCGGCGGCCACGTACAGATTCGGCTCCGGCCGCGGATACGAATTCTCTTCGGCCGCAATCGCCAGAGCAGCGCGCCGCGCAACCCAAAACATTATTAAAAATAAAGGTATTAGAGCCGCCGCAATTGAAATCATTACGCCGCTCCCATCACGGTCACTGTGCCGGATGCGCCTTTCCATTTCAGCGCGCCCGCCTCAACGTACAGATAGCCGCCGCCTGGGTTGGGCGTTGGCGGCACGGAAGAGGCGTTAAAGAACTCATGTGCGCCCGTCGCATGGAAAATAATCCTACCGATGCTGTTTGTCAGCAGCGCAAGAGAGTGGTTGCTGTACGTCCCTATAAGTGATCCGCCAGACGAAGCGCCGAGTTGGAAGAGAACTCCATTGGTAGTGTCGTCGCAGCGAATGACGCTTTGAGATCCGCCCGCTAAGTGTAGCTTTTGCGCTGGATTGAAAAAGGACCCGCTGCCCGCGATGGCCACGCCTGAAGGCGTTATGTTTACAACGTGCGCGCCGCCCGGATTGAAATGGAAACCGGAATACAACGGCTGATACCCGGTGAACTTCAGGATGCCATCCACCGAGTCCCGGTAGATGTCATAGACCTCGTTCGCGCCCGCAGCGTCGATGCGGATACCGGACGCCGGACCTCCCACGCCGCCCCGGATGTGCAGCTTGGTTTGAGGATAGACGCCGACTCCGACACAGCCGTCGTGGCGCATGTGCATCGCCAGCGAGAGCGATCCCGTTGACGTGGTCCGATCATAGAGGCCCACATAAAACGACAACTCGCCGCGAGCGCTTCCGCCGTCCAATCCCTGCCGGATCACCGCGCGTGTTGAGCCGCCGCCAGAGAATGCAATCTCCGCCTCTTCGGTGAACGTCGCACCCGAGTTGTTCAAGAAAATCGACGGCCCGACGCCGCCCGTATTCGCTTGATAGATCTGAAGCGAGCCTGTCGGAGCCACTCCGCCGGGCATAGCGCCCAACGTCAGCACGCTGGACGTGGCGTCGAGCGTCATCAGGTTGGTTTCATTTGGACCGGAGGCTAAGCCGTTATCCGACCGCCGCCAATAAAAACCATGAATCCCGGCTTTGACATAACTCGCAAGGTGCGTCGATTCGTTCTCAATATATTTAAGCGAGGCCCCGGTGAAGCGCAAATTGCTGCCCACGCTCAAAATCCCGCTGGCGGCTATCGTCGTCACGCCCGCGAGCGCGCCGACGTTGGTGAATCCGACCAGATTCGCATTGACCGCGTCGCCGCCGATCGGATAGGTGTGGTGCTGATTCGTCACCGCCGCATAATGCGTCTCGCTTAATGTGTCGCCGTCCGCTAATGGTGCAATCCAATTTGCCATAAGAAAAATCCTAAATCGCTCGCTTTCCCTGCATTGTCGAGTTATGCTCGACGAGCCTTATGAAACAATTCCTTTTAACCGCTCTAATTTCCGCCGCCATCGCGGCCGCCGAAGTCCCGCTGAATCAGGAAGTCGTCCGCGGCGATTACAAAATCAAGGCCGTGTCCGTCGATCAGCTCCCGCTGTCCAACCCGGAATATACTGGCGGGCCGGGCCTGTTCGTTTACGTCGGAACAACCCGATGGCTGCCGGATATCGAAACATTCGACGTCACCGTATCCGTCCGCCTGCGCGATGGCCGCTCCGTGACGCGCACGCAATCCGTGCCCCGCCGCGCTCTTTTGTGGCAGACCTTCTACTTCAAAGTAGGCGCCGTCGAGACTGTCTCGGCCGTGTCCATTCAGGCCACCGCTTTCCCCACCACGACGGATTTCTAGCCGCCCGCTCATCATCCGATCAGCCGATGGTGCGAGTACAGATCGTTAATGAGCGCGTACACTCGCTCGGCTAACTGCGCCAGCGTGACCGTGCCGGTATTAAAGCTGGTTCGCGTTGGCGTGCCCGAGGGAAGGCTCCAGCCGGTCGCCATGCTGGTCAGTATTTGCGGCACGGCGAAGCCAGTCCCGATCGAGATCCCGCTCGACGAAATAATGCACCGCTGGCCCGACGTGCTCGACGTCGCATAGGAAGCCAGCCCGTTCTCCGTCATTTGCGAATACTGCCCGGTGCCGACGCCCGCCTGCACTTTCATCCGGTCCGTGCCGTTGATCGTAATGTTGTAGCCGGAGCCGGTTAGTACCATCGCAACGCCGATGAGCGTGCCGCCCGAGGTCACTTGCGTGGCCAGGATTGAGCCGCTGAAAATCGCATTGCCGAGCGAATCGCAGTAGATTTGAGCGTTCGCCGGGCTGGTACCGCCGATATAAAATTCCTTGCACCAGCCGCCGACGATGGCTCCGTTTGCGCCCATCCATCCGACCAGCACATTTGCTGAGCCGTTCCACTTGTAGCAATACACGCCCGTCGCGCCGCTGTTGTTATACGTCCCGACGTTGAACGTTCCGCTCGTCATCGAGGTCGCGCCCACGTTGCCGGAGAAGTAAGCGTTTCCCGATCCGTCGACATACACCTTGGCGTTGGCCGGGCTGGTGCCTCCGACGTAGAATTCCTTCATCCAGCCGCCGATAATTACGCCGTTGGTGCCGACCCATCCGACGAGCGATCCGCCGTTATAGACGCCCATGTAAGAGGGCGATCCGGCGGTCGCGTTGCCCACCCGGAGAATGCCGGTGTTGATGATATTCGCCGAGATGTTATCGACTTCAAGGCCCGACGCGGTCTGCGTGAATTGGCCGCCGTACTTCAGCTTGAAGATGCCGCTGGGCGTCGTGAATAGCTGCGGATCGTAGGAGCCTGACACGAGGGAGCCGAGCCGCACGGCGACCTGCTGAAACACGCCGCCCGAGTTGCCGAAGACGGCCGCGTCGTACGAGCCCGCGAGCGCTTTGCCCATCGGCACACCATTGAGCGTGATCCCGCCTGGGCCGATGCCGATCTCCGTTGAGTCGTTGACCCTCAGCGAGAACTTCCCGGCTGAGTTGTAGTACACGTTGCCGTCGATCTTACCCGGATTGAATCGCGTCGGGTTGAGCCCGCCTGCTGTTTGATATGTGACGGGCAGCGGACCGACGCTTGGGATCGGCGAGGCCAGCGTGCCGTTGCCGTTCACGCGGTTCGTGAAGTCACGGCCCGGAAACCAGACAGTGAATGTCGTCGGGTTATGGATCGACCAGGAGTCGGTGTATTGCCATACGCCCGGGTCCGGATTGCGGCCCGGCTGACCGAGCGGAATCTGCCGCCCGCTGCCATCGACCGCGACGGGTGTGCAGCCCGAGAAGCGCGGATCATCGGGCGGTGTGTAGCGGAAGCGGAAGCCGTAATTCTCGATGCCGTCTCCGTCCGGATCGCCGGTCGGGTATACGATCTCGCATTCAACCGACGTCGGGTTGTCGCAGTAGTCTACTCCGCTCGCGCCCTTCCAATCGGGGATGGCCGCGACCGCCGTGGGCGATGTGCCGGGGACCTGCGGATCCGGCCACTTCACTTCGCCGTCGATGCCGACGCTGACCGCGACGCAATCCCAATCGACCGCTCCCTCGGGATAAAACTCCTGCGCGATGTAGGCCTTCGAGCCGGGATCTTCCGCCGTGCTGCGGCCGGGGCTGTTGACATGCACCCACGTCGTGTCCGGCTTCACACGGAGCTGGATGTGACTAAAGTTAGTTGCATCCGCCGGCAGATCAAAGTACGGCGCCAGGATGAGAACCGGTTCGCCGGTCTGCGGATGATAACCGAAGCCAGCGATCACGCTGAAGTTTTGGACGTCGTTGAGCGCCGGGTATTCCGGTGTGGTGTATGGCTTCTCGGGCGTGACGTTGAGCGCATACGTGTTTGTATCGCCCGCCTGATTCTGCGAATGGACGCGCACCGAGCCGCTCGCCTGCTCCCGCGGTACGGGCCGGTAATCGGTAACAAAGAGCTGCGCGCCCTTGCCCACCCGGTGGCGAGTCCCCTTCCCGTCCGTGTCGATGATTTCGACCTCGACCGAGTTGAAGTCCTTGTAGCGATCCGGGGCGTCCGCCTCAACCGGATCGGTCCAGGCCGCCTGCAGTTTGTACTGCCACTGCGCGCTGACCCAATCCGGACCGAGCACCGTTACCACCAGATCGCGAACGCGCGGCGCGTATTCTTCGCCAATGCCGAACCGCTCCAGCGGCTCAACAGTGACCAGCGCCGAGGGCGTCGGGGTTTCAGGCGACGGGCCGACCAGCACGGTCACTGGCGCGAACGGTACGTCATAGCTGCCGCTATAGGGCGCAAGGTAACACCGCCATTGCTGCGACGCGCCAGGCAGAGGCTGATCGGGAAAGGTGACGATCACGAAACCGCTGTCGTCGAGATTCTGGTCCGAGTAATCGAACTTGCCCATGTCGACGGCTTTCTTGTTTACGCTGCTTTCGCCGACCACCAGCTCGCCGATCCGCTGCCCGTAGGAGGGCGCGTGGTGCGCCGGAGCTTCGAGATAGCCGTGGGCGCCTTTGAAGCCGTTGGGCGTGACAGGAGGCTTGTATTTCACGCGCACGCGGGCCTTCCCGCCGACTTGCTCAGCCGTGGCGCTGAGATCGGTCGGGTTGCCGGGGATCAGCTCCGGAGCGCCGGTCATCACGCGCGGGCCGGACTGTACGGTACGCTTTGCCATTTATTCGAGGACCACCTTGAGCTGCACGCCTTCCGCCGCATTGTTCTCGACGTCGATCGTCAATACGGTGCCAGCCGCGACGGGCGAGAGCGCCGGGCCTTCGATGATGTTGCTTCTGCCGTTGTTGGCCGGGATCGTTAACTCCAGCCATGCAAAGCCGTCGCGTTTGACCGTCACGAGAACAGCTCCGTCCGTGCTGGCCTGCGTTGGGCCCGGATACACGGTCGCTCCGGCAAGCGCGGTTTCAGTGACCGTATCGGTGGCCGTGGCCGTGCCGTTGCTCACGGTCGCGACAAGGCGCAATGGTGAGTCGATGCCGTCCGGTGTGGCGTAAATTTCGACATCGGTCACGCGGGAATCGGCCGACATGGGAAGGTCCGCCAGGTCAATTTCGGCTGCGCTGCCGGTGGCGCCGGTGGCTGAGCTGAGCGCGCCGAGGTCCGAGCGCAGGCTGCTTCCGGTGAAGGCGCAAGCGTAGCGGCGGCCGCTCAGAATTTCAAGGGCCGACTCGAGACCGTCGACCGTTGAGGTCAGCCCGCTTGTGCCGCCGATCTCACACGCGATCGTGCCGCCCGCTCCGACTTGATCGGAAACAATAACGGCCGCGCCGGAAGTGGTCGCGCGATAGAAAGCCGCGAATTCCGGGTCCGCGTTGAGCCAATCGGCAAACTTGGTGGCGAGCTGCGCGAGCGTTGTCGCGCCGGTCACGGCATGCTCGTTCGCCATGAAGGTGGGAACGCGCATGTGGTTTGTACCTTCGAGCGTGATGGCGATCTGGAGGCCCGCTGAAACGGTCCCCGCAAAGGTCACCCGTCCGCCTTCGCCGTAAGAGCCGGGAGTAGCCCGCGTTAGCGCGCGTGGCGGCGCCAGCGGCCCGCTATCGCCGTCCAGGATCTCCGCATAGGCGTAATCAAACGGCTGCGCCTCAGAGGCCCGGATCGGCAGGCAGGTTTCCGTGGTCGGTCCCGCCGGCAAAGCCGGATGCTGAAACACGAACGCCATCGTGCCGCCGGTTTGCATGCGGTGCGGATAGTCAGCCGTGAATAGCTTCGTGATCGGCTCCGAGCGAAGGCCGCGCGTATTTTCAAGCGATCCGCGGACGCAGGCAATTCCGCCATACGCGAGGTCGATCGTGTGCCGGAAGGCGGCCCGGTGCGGCGAGCGGAAGAAGCGCGGCGCGAAGGCAATATTAGAGGTGAGCCGCCGCAGCAGATAAATGCGCGGATCGGCGTACACGGTCTGCCCGGTCCCGATCCCGGTAATCGGCCGGATGGTACGGCAGAGGCCCGTCGACGGATCGTACTGCGCGATGGTCGCCTGCTCGGTGGTCGGAGCGACGAGCTGCTGGCCCGGCTCCATGGTGAGGCCCGCGCCGATGGTCAGCTCCGCTTCCCATGTGGACACGGCCGAGACAGTCGTTACCGCGCGAAGATGCGCCACCGCCGTGGTCCCGAGCTGAGCCCGCGCCACAGTGGCCACCGAGGCCGCCACAGATTCGCACAGCATGATTTCGGCATCGACCTGGATGTAATCCCCGGCTGCCGGAGGAACGCCGTAAAAATTGATCGTGGTCGCGACGTCGGTGACATCCGAGGTGATCGAGGTAAAGTGCCCCTCGCGCTCATCGGCGTAAAAGACATCGAACGAGCCGAGGTGAACCGAATCGCCATAAGAGCCGACGCTGAAATTGCGCAGCGTCAAATGGCCGTCCTTATCCGTATCGGTATCGAAGTGCCAGTCGGCCGGAGCAAACTGATTTTCTTCGGGCGCCGCTTCGGCGGCTACATCCTCCGGCTTTGGTCCGACCGTGAGGTCGTACATATCGTCGTGGGTTGTTGTGCCCTCGATCGTGACCGAATAGTCCTCGTGGAGCTGGATACGTTCCACGCGAAACTCTACATATCCGTCCTGCGCCGATTGCCCGCTATTGGCCGCCGGATACGTGGGCAGCTCATCGTGCGTCACCGAGCAAACCATGCCGGGCGCGGCGGTGAGCGCAAGGATGGTCGAGCCGAGGCTGACGCGCCGGTGATAGCGATAGTGCGCCGGACTGATGCCGCCCAGCTCTTCGCGTGTGCGTGTGGTCGTCAGCCGGGCCGCGCGGCTTTTGGTCGATACGCCCGGGAGGCTGATCGTCTTCTTGAGAAAGTGAACGCGCGATCCCCCGCCCCGGTGCTTGGCGTGCTCGATATCGTAATAGGTGACGGAATTCCCGACGTACTCGTATTCTTCATCCGCGAACGTGCCGGTGAGGTGATTGAACTCCGGACCGAACGGCTCGGCATCGAGCGATTCCCACAGCATGTTTCCGGTCGTGAACGTCTGCGCGACCGAACTGTTAATTCTGAGGATCGGGCAGAACTTACCGAACTGAAACCAGTAATCGCCGAGGCAGTTGTTTGCGATTTCCTGCAGCCATTCTTTTAACGGCCGCTCTTCGGCAATCACGCCGACAAATTCAAACTGCTTTTCATCGCCCTCGCCGATCAGCTTCGCGGCGACGATATCGCAAATGTCGGCCGCCGCGATACAGGCGGCGACGTCGAAGTACAGCTCCTGGGTGGCGGCCGCCGCAAGGTAGAGGCCCTTGGCGCGGAGGATGGCGTTTACCTGGATCCAGATCGGATTGGTGAGGCCCGGAACTTCCGTCCGTGATCCCGCGCCGCTCCACACCCAGCCCGACAAACCTTTGCGGATGGTGCTCTCCATCGCGTGCTCGCTGAGCCGCGATAACTGCAGGCCTTTGGTGTCCGAGCGCCGGATCTCGCAGAAAGCAACGCCCGCCGCCCTCGGCGCTCCGTAGCTTTGCGGCCCGGCTCCGTCCCCGAGCGAGAACTTGTCGGAGTTGTTATCCGGGTCGTTGTTCTGGACAGGGTCGTGCCCATGCGACAACCGTAAGCCGAAGCGCGAGCGCGGATTGAAGCCGTGCGGTATCCAGCCGTGATGCGGCTGCCCGTCGAGCAGGTGCGGAGGTTTAGCCGCTCCGTCCGGTGTGCCCGATTGCGGCTGCGCGAATTCGCCGAGAGGCCCGGCTCCGATGATGCCGATCGCCTGATAGAAGTCGCCTTCATCGCGGCCGGACGCGAGCAGCGCCGGAACTTTGAAGCCCTTGCTCGTGTCCTCGTCGGATACGTTGCAATAGATCTGCGGCAGCGGCGCGTCGTAAATCGAATCGGCAATCTGCGACGACGTCGTCAGCAGCGCCCGGCCCGCGCCTTTGCTGTTATCTTTCGTGCGGACGGTTTGCGGGGTGGCGACGATGCCGCCGAAATAGTCCCGCATGCCCCGCGCCTCGCAGGCAAGATCGCTCTTGTCGCAGCTCGTGTGGCCGCCGGTTCCCTCGGCCGCATACGGGCAGGAAATGCCGTCATCGAACGGCTTATAGCAATCGCGCGCGACGCGCCGCTCCGGATAGGGCAGCGTCAGCTCAAACAACCCATCGCTTGCTTCAAGGTGAAATACCGGGTCGCCCGGCCTGCAGCGATAGCCGGTGACTTCGCCCTTCCAAAAATCGAGCTTGGTGGTGGTCCCGACATGGAACAGCGATAGCTCGACCGAGGCGTACTGGAGGTCTGTCTCATTTGATACCGCGCTGATGACGCGGTCCGCGTTGCCCAGCTCGATACGGGCTTTGTCGCTGGCGCCGCCGAGCGCCTGCGCAACAGAGGGCAGCTTCAGCAGCCGCGCCTGATACTCCTGCCCGCCCACGGTGACGTTCCGGTCGCTGATGTAGATCGCCGGATAGCCGTCCTCGACGGACTGGATCTTGAGTAGCGGAATGATCGTCTGCGTTGCTCCGAGCAGAGCCGAAGCGAATGCGCCGGCGGGGAATCGGGTCACGGTTGCCGCGAGGCTGTATGTTGGGGCGGTCGTGGGAACTTCGACCAGCTCAACGCCCGCCGTGACGAGGCTCGCAATGAGCCCGTTAAACGTCAGCTCCTGGTTCGAAAACCGGGCCGTGATGTTCGCCGTCGTGCCGTCCGGCTGCGGCGCCGCGAAGGTAAACTGACCGTATGCGCCTTGGCGGGAGTTGAAGAAATCGGACAGCAGCTTGCGCTTGGCGTTGGTCAGAACGCTATGGGTCAGGCGGTAGCGCTTCAGGCCGTCCCCGAGATAGAACCGCTGCTCGGTTTTGTTGCCGAACCGATGAGCCGCAATCGCCGGTGAGATCTCGACCGAATACGGATAGTCTGCCGTGAGCGGATACGTCCCGACCGTACTGACAGTGGGAACTAATACATTGCCGAGTGTGGCCATTTAAGCTACTTCCTCGATCTGGAAGCTCACTTGCGCCCGGCCGCCCGCCAGCGTGAAGCCGAGCGGTCCGCGAAAGGCTACGATGAAGCGTCCGTTCGAACTTGCGCCGGTCCCGTCATAGTTGCCGTAGGTTGTTGATTCCGATGGATCGTAAAAATAGAACGGCTCCAGGCCGCCCTTGCGGGCCGCGTAGAAGCTCAGCAGTGTCGCGAGCGCAGCGGCCGTGAGCGCTCTGGTCTGAGACCAAGCGCGCCGCGGCGAGGAGGCTTTTACCTCGCGCTGGCTTTCGCCGTTGGCGTATTCATTGACGTTCGCCTCGTATCGGCGGCGCTGCTCAAAGGCTAAACACAGGCCTTCCGGGAGGACCGTCGACGGGCTGGCTGCAGATAGATTTCCAGGCATGAAAAGGACACGGCCAGGACTGTCCCGGCTATGGCCTTTTTCGTGCCAAGGTTATACTTTCGTTAGGTCAGCGGTATTCCGGGGAGGGTGTGAAGAGCCAATGCCCCGGCGCTTTGCCCCTGCGCGTGAAGCGATTCGGTCGATCAGGTCTAAAGAGGGGCCGAGACTTTCCCGAGCTTACGGCCCTTCTTTCCTGCCGCTCTTTTAGAACGGTCAAAAAACGGTCAAGAAACGGTCAAGAAACGGTCAAGAAACGGTCAAGAGTGACTTACCGGGTCAGCGTCGACGGAGAAAGCTGCGCGGCGGTCGTCTCCCGCCGCCCATAGTTGGAGCGTGTCGCGATGCTGAGCGAATCGGACACCACCTCCGGGTTGTTTTTCACCGCTTGCACCGCATGGCCGCTCAGCACATCGACCGTCGCATCGTAGTTGAGCGTAAGCGATACGCTGCCGTTCGAAGCTCCCGCGCCAGGCGCCACCACGAAAGATCCGAGCGAGGGCAGGGAAGACTGAAGGCCGATGGCTTTCCCGTTTTCGTAGCTTGCGCCCTGATACAGCCCGCCGGCGGTTTGGACAAGCGTTGCTCCGCGAGCGCCGGACCGCAGGCCGCCGTTCTGCCCGGTCGCTTCGCCGTACAGTTGGATGAGGTCCCGAACTTGCGGCGATCGCACAGCCATGTCGAGATTCCCGCCGAAGGACTCCTTGGCAATCGCGGCGATCTGCTTAGACCGCTCCGCGTCGATATCGATCCCGTAAACCTCTTTGACTTTTCGCTTCGCCTTTTCGGTGGCGCTCTTGAACAGGAGCCGTATCGATCCGGCTACCGCGCCGATTGCGCCGCCGATCAAAGCTCCCATCGGTCCGCCGAACTTGGCGCCGATCAGCGCTCCGCCTGCGGTCGTTTCGGCGAGCCCGAGCAGGCCGCCCCGCCGCAGGCCGTCCATTGCCAGCAGGCCTCCGCCCGCGAGCATCGCTCCGCCGGCAACTCCGCCAACACCCGTTGCATTCGCGCCAGCGGTACCGGGAACAGAGCCGAGCTTATTGCCCAGCACATCGGTACCGCCGCGTCCCAGACCGCCAAGCTTCGTGAGGAACCCCTTCACACCCGCTGCTTGGCCGCTGAGTAGTCCGCCAAAACTTGAGCCGCCGCCTGCGCCGCCGCCTCCGGCAAACGGAGCCGTGCCGCCCGGGCCCAGCATCCCCGCCGGGTTGCCGCCGCCGAAGCTGCCCGCCATGCCGAGGCCTCCGAACACTTGGCCCATGATGCCGCCGCCTGCCGACGATCCGCCGCCGGAAGCTCCGCCCATCGAGCCGCCGCTTTGCCCGGTGACCAGGCGCGCGAACATCGTCGCGAACTGTGAGGCGAGCACGGATTTGAGCGCGCTCAGCAGTACGGTTTTCATCAGCGTGCCGAGATTCAATGTGCCGGTTACGAGCTGATCGAACACGCCTTCAAAGCTGCGTTTGAAATCGTCGAACATCGACTTGTAATGCGCGCGGACCGCCGTCAGCTCACGCACACGCGCGCTCTGCTGAATGGCCGCCTTGTCGGTTTCAAGATCGACGCTGATCTGCCGGGCCTTCTCGACGGAGAGCTGCTGCATCGCATCGAGGTTAGCGTCCGCCTGATGCTGCGAGATGGCGCCTGCCGCGACTTTGGCCTGAAGGACGGTGCGCTCCATTTCCACGCGCCGCCGGGTTTCCTCGTCAATCCGCGCGATCTCAGCCAGCGCCCGCTTGGTTGCGTACTCTTCTTCGATAGCGGCTCGCCGTTGACTCACGTCTATCTGCTGCGCCACGGTCGTCTGCTGCATTTCCTCAAGCGCCGCCAGGCGCGCTTGTTTCTCGGTATCGATCGCCTGGATGGAGTAAGCCGACGCGTCATCGAGACGCTGCCGCTCCATGAGCGCCGTCTGCTCCTGAATCTCGGCCGCCTCGCCGAGCGCATCCGACGTGCGTGTCTTTCGCGCCTTCTCGGAATCCTTCTGGATCGCGCCCAGCCCTGCGTACGCTTTCTTAGCCAGATCCTTATTGAAATCCTCGGTCTCGGTGCGCTGCGCGGACTCTAGATCGTTGAAAGCCTTCGGGCTGCCATCGACGCCCACCTTTCGAGCATCCTCGGCGCGTAACTGGCGGTACTTCTCATCGATCTTGTTCAGACCTTCCAGCTCGGACAGCATGGCGGCCTCACGCACGCGCCGGGCGCCTTCCTCTACCTGCTGGATTTCCTCGGCCGCCTTTTTGCGCGCTGCCAATGCGTCGCTCTGCGCCTTCTTGCCATCAGTCACAGCCTCCCGCATGGCCTCGCTCTGCGCCTTCAACGCCCGCTCGGCGGCCAGCGATTGCTCGAACACTTGCTTAGCCTTCTTGAATGCGTCCGGGCCGTTCCCAAGCGTCGCCTGCAGGCGGCCAAAGTCTTCTTCGCGTTTGATCTTCGCGGCCGCAATACGCTCTTCGAGGATCTCTTGGCCCGTTAGGTTTTTGTTGTATTCGACCAGATCTTGATTCGCGCGCCGGATCGCCTTGTCTTTGTCCGACTCATCAATCGGGCCGACAAAGGATTCCCGCGCCGACTTCTTCTTACCGAACACGTCATCCGGCCCGCCCAGCCTGCTTCTGGCTCCTGCCAGCGCGCCGCCGGCAGCGTTCTCAGTGATACTGCCGATTGTTTCAATGGTGATCACGAACGGCGCGGACACCATGTTGCGCAGCGCGACCAAATGTATCTTGAGCCGGTCAAAATAGCTGTCCACTTTGACGCCGGATTGGACAAGGCCTTCACTCATAACCGCGCCGGAATCGCGAACCATCTTCAGCGCCTCAGAGAGCCCCATCAGCGTGGGGATTAAATCTTTAGCGCCCCTGCCCATTACCTTGAACGCCGCCTCGGATCGGATGGGCCCGGCCGGAAGCTCCGACAGCCTCTTTCCAAACCTTTCAAGGAACGGCAACACGCCGATAAAGCGTTCGAGGTCATCCACCGCCGACACGCCCATATCATGCAGCGCCTGCTTGGCCTTTTTGCCCTCGGCTGAGTTTTCGCTCAAGGCTTGGGTTAACGGGCGCATCGCCGCTTCGAGCGCGCCGAAGCTGCTGCCCATCGAGTCGGCGGCGAGGCTGAACTCCTGCACCTCCGTGGTGCTGAGCCCGGTGCTCGCAGCAAGGTTGCTGATCTTCTCGGCCGCGTCACCGAAGCTGCTGACGAGCTTGAAAACGCCGACCGCCGCGCCAGCCGCCATCAGCCCAACTCCGACCATTGCCACACCGAGCGGTCCCATGCGAAGCAGCAGCGTTTCCGCCGCCTCGCCCGCGACCTGCATCGGATTCTGGATCAGGTTTTTCATGTTGCGCGCGAACGTGTCCGCGCCGATGTTGTTTACAGCGTTCGACCAGCTCACGCCGATCCGCTTCCCCAAATCGGTAATCGATGAGCTGATACCGCTTACCGTTGTCCGCGCGCGAGTCGCCGCCCGCGTCATCGACTGCGTCATCCGGTCGAAGCTGCCGGAAGCCTGCCCGGTCGAGCGAGCGGTCGCCGTGCCGAGGCCGAGAACAGTTTTGTTCAGCGAGTCGACGGCTGCTTCGCCGCGCTTGGAATCGACATCGATAACGACGGTCATGCGGTCCATCGATTACTCCTTGGCCGCTGTGTGGTTTTCTGTATCTGCGACGGCTGCGACGGCTGGTGGTTGGTTGCGGATCGCTCTCAGCTCCGCGCGTAACTCATCGACAACCGCGCGCAGCATGTCGCTGCCTTCGCGGGCGCTGAGGACACCCCGGATCTCTGCAAGCTGACGCCCGGAGTCCGCCGCCGAAGCAACGGCGGCCTGATTGGCCGCAACGGCGACGGTGTTGGCCGCCGCCGCCACTTCGCCTGCGCTCGCGGCCAGCCGGGTCGTGCGGACGAGCTTATCGTTTACATGGTTGGCCACGTCGATCTGCTTGTTATTGACGGCGGTATTTTCGTCGATCTTGGCGTTGATGCGCCGGTATTTCACAAAGCTGACGACGCTGTTTACGATCAGCGCGGCCAGCGCGATCAGTTCTGTAATGTTCTCGGTGCTTATCATGCCTGTCCTCTTCGTCGCTCCGCTTCTTCGCGATCGCGAATTTCCTTTTCCCGCCGGGCCTGCTCAAATTCGAGGTGCTTAAAGACCGAGAATTCGTCCGCCGGCAATTCGTCCCACGGTACGGACATGCGCCGTCCGCAGGCAAATGAAACGTCCTGCGCCGCGCGGATCAACTGTCCCGCGGTTGAGTGCATCGCCGCCTCTAAAATCACGGCCGGGCAGATATCGCACCGCTCTTCCGCCCCGCATCCGGCGGGAAGCTGCTCGCATAATCCCGGGTCGCACAGCTCTTCATTCCGGTGCAGCCAATAGAGCAGGAAGCGTGGGCCGGGCTTCTCTGGAAACCCGGCTGGCCACTCCTCCTGCTCTACCGTTTTGGGTCGTCTTCCCCTTCAATTTCATCGAGTACCGCGAGTACTTCGCTGACGACCGCCATCTTGTGCGGCGCCGGAACACGGCCCTCGTAGCCTTGCGTTGTGGCGCTCAGCTCGTCGTAAAAACGGCAGAACTCATCGACGTTTACCTTCATCTGCATCCGGCCGCGCCGGAGGTCGACAAAGCTAAACGATCCTTTGCGGTGCTTGCGGAGTTGCTTGAGCGTTGGCACGCGCAGCTCGTGCGCCGTGATCACGCCGCCCAGCACCGACAAGGACACGGTGATGCTGTCCCCACTGTGAGCCGGATCTGCGTCGACCTCGGCCTTCGTCAGACGGTGAATCAGCTCGGCCGCTTCGTCCTCGTCAAAGGGGTCGCGCGTTCCAGCCGGGCCTTTGGCGTCGAGGTATTCGCCGTCCTCATCGACCAGGAGCCGCCGGAGCAGCGCCGCGTCCGCCGCCTCAACGCCTTCGGTTTCGGTTTGGGTCTGCCCCGGTCCGAGCCGGTGCTGTACCGTTTTGATTGCCCGCTGGCGGCCCGCCCACTCGACATCGGTGGGCAGGCGCAGGGTTGCGCTCTTGCGAACGCCGCCGCGCGCCGGTAAGCGAATCTCAAAAGCCGCCTCGGATTGAAAGGCGGCCGTGTCAGAAGAACTTATTATTTGGGGTTCCATCGCGTGTGGATTCGCGCGATGGAACCGAAAGGTTTAAGCCTCTCCCGCGAGCGTCTCGATCTCGTTGGTGACCAGCACCTCGATCGGGCCGTCCGTGGCGTCGTAGAGTACGGTGCAATCGACCGCTACGGTCTGGACGTTATCGGCGTTTTCCTGACGCACCGAAGCGAAGCGGATGCGCGGGAAGTTGATTTCGAGCTTGTGATAGGTCGAGCCCGCAATGAGCGGTCCGACCACAGTCAGCGCCGCCGTGCCTTCGGTCTGCGCCTTTAGCTTGGTCAGCTCAGCCGAATCGGCTTTGATGCGCGCCACAAAGCGAAGCGTTACCGCCCGCTTGCCGTGTTCCATGCGGCCTCGGATCGATCCCGATCCGCCGTCGCCGGTGGTCTGGAATCCGGAGCCCGGATAGTGTCCCGAATCGGTACGGACGTTGTTCTTGATGCTGATCTCAACGGACTCGATGGTTTTGGTCCCGACGTAATCCACGCCGTTTACCGTCAGAGTCATACCCGCCGAAGGCAGCCGGTGCTCGGCCGTGATGGCGGGCATCGTGATTCCGGAGGGTGTCGTGAACTTGCCGGTGCCGATGATATTAGCGACGATCTTCGACGCGGCGCGCGTCGGTCCGCTGGTGAGGCTGATCGTTACATCCTCAACTACGCAGCCGATCAGCGAGCGGTCGACCGGGGAGCCGCCCGAGCGGTTGATCTGCTCGACCACGGTGAACGGGACCATATCGATCTCGTCCGTGATCGGGTCGCTGAAGCCCATCGTGTGAACGAAGGAGCCCGAACCCGCTCCGGCGGCGGACTCGGATTTGCCGAGCGCGTACGCCAGCAGAATTCCGGCCGCTTCCGAGGTCAGATATTTATCGAGCTGACCGCTTACGTCCCAGGAGGTAACAAAGCTATCCTCCGCGAACTCGTGGCCTTTGCCCAGCTCGTCGGTGTCATCTTCGGTGGAGAGCGCCGGGTCGGCGAGGGACGCGTTCAACTTCTTGAAGCTGATCAAATCGCCCGCCGCGGATGCCGTCAGAAGCGCTGCCTGCGCAACTCTGCCGATCGCTACCCGCTGCTCGAATGTTTGCATTGCCATGAGAAAAAAACCTTCCTTTTTTACGCGCCTGCTTCTATCAGCGGCGGCAGCGTCATTTGCCACATTTCGGTCCCCTCGGCATCGAGCAGGCGGCCGAACGTCGGAACGCCCGCCATAACGAGGTCGGGATGAATATCAGCAGTGAGAAATGGCAGCCCACCGCTGAGGTTTTCGGGTACGCCGTCGAGGATGGCCGCAACGGCGAGGTGATACTGCTGCGGAATATCGAGGCGCAGCAGAATCGAAACTTGATGTCCGAGCCGGGTGACGTGGCCGAGCTGAGCCGACGCGATGCCGTCCCAGACGACCATCACGGCCGGGGTTGGCATGATGTTGATCGACTCGGATAAATCGCGGGCCTGCTCATCGGCGGCTTGCGCATAGATGCCGGTCTCGGCATCCCCGCCCACCAGCTCGACCAGCTCGGGGATCGAGCGCAGCGCCTCGACCACGGCGCCGATTACCTCGGCGACGGGTGTCATGAGCGGCGCATCCAAATGTGCGCCCGCCGGGTTGGCACAGCCGCCTCGCCCGGGTCGGTCCATTCGAGCGCCAGTCCGTCCAGCTCATCGTCGGCGCGCGTATCGTAATAAGCCGCCTTGTCAGCGGCGATGTTGTCGTTCCGCTGCGCCATGTCGCGGAAGATCAAAGCCAACTCGAGAAATATTGCGCAGCGCCGGAGCTGAGCCGGGCGCGTGAGCCCATCCGGATCTGTGCCGCGCCGCTCCAGCCGGGCGCCGATTTCATCCTTGGCGACCGCCCGCTTTCCGTCGTATGCCGATTGACCGCTGCCGCCGGCGACCTTCTTGGCGGCCTCGGGCATGCGGGATTCATACGTGGTCAAATCGCTATCGGTACAAAGTGTGGCGTCAGTCCAGGCGCTCATTTTCGTGTTGCCCCGTTGCCGCGCATTACGCGGCCGTGTTGCGGTTTGTCCGCCGTGGCTGGGGCGACGGTACCTGCCGCGGAATCAGGCGCGTTTCTCACGCCCGTATTCAGGCCGTCGCCGCCAGCATCCGGGCGGTCCTCCGATCCGGGAGGGCGGTCCTCCGAGCCGGGGCTGTCATCCTGCGGGAGAGAGTCCGTAGGAGCCGCCGCCGGGGCGGGGGATTCGAGTACGACAACTTCCGCCGGAGCGTCCGCGTGCAGCCAGCCGAGCCGCTGGCGCTGCAGCGCTTCCCACGCGGGAACGAGCTGCGCGGAAAGATCGCGGGGCGGATGCATCCAGATGAAGTCGTTGTTCATTTTGTTGTGAAGGGTCCGTAACGTGAACAGCCCGGCCGCCCCTCCGGTTAAAGAAGGGCGGGCCGGGCGTTCAGCGTCGCGGCGGGTGCGCGAATGGGCGGGTTGTTGGGACGCTAAAGAACGTCGCCTTTATGCGGCGAGGGCATTGCCCAAACCCCTATCCCCCGGCTGATCCGCCGCGCAGACCGGAGTTATCCGAGGACGCGGATTGCTTTTCTGGGGTCGAGAGTCTTGACTCCAAATAAAGAATCAATTCTCACATAGGTTCTTAGGTCTTTCGCCTCGTACCAGACGCTTGCGCGAATGGTGATGTTGCCGATGCTTGCCGTGTACACGCTGGCGCCGGGCGCATTCGGTACCTTCAGCGGACGGGTGACGAGCGCGAAGGCGTTCTTGGCAAACGCGATGTTGACGTCGTGGCTGGCGATGATCGTCACGGACTGGGTGCTGACCACAGCCGCGCGAAGCGCCGGGAAGATGGGCAGCGTTGCGGCCGAGGCGGAGTGAGCGGTGTCGGCGGTGACGTTGTAGCTGCACACGCCGAGGACGGCGCCGTGATCGAGGGTGATGATATCGCCCTTTTTCGCGTTCGCTGTCATGCCGGTAACCGCCAGCGTTCCGGCGACGATCGAGCCCGCGTTGAGCACCGACGCGGCTTGGTTGCTGGAGCAGGTTACCGTTCCGGCAATGCCCGTTACGTGGCGCGCCAGGCGGTTGCTGTTTGTGTAGCTCATCCCGAACTTGCGTGTGAGCTGACCTTCGGTCTGCTGCGCCGGCGAGCCGGACACGTAGTCCTGATAGAACACTTGGTTGTATTTGTTGTGGGCCTTCGGTCCGAGCACGACGGAGCGATCCGTCTCGGCAACATTCAGGGTGTTGAATTTCTCCTGGATGTCCGTGCCGAGGGCGCTGATCGTGGCCGGGGTCGTTCCGGCGATGCCGGTGATATTGCCAACGTCGGAGTACAGGCCGACGATTGCATCTTCATACGCGCCGCCGAGAGCTTCCGCTGCCGGTTTCGCGAAATCCGACTGCAAGTCGCGGATCGTCATCGACGCTTCTTTGTCGCCGATCTCATAGACGACCTGCTTCCACTGGTCGAGGCGGACCTCGACGTTGTCGGCAGTCGGCTTTACGCTGACGAAGCTGTCGGGGTCAACGTTTGTCGCCACCATGGTGTGCGGCATGCGCGTGTTGACGACATCGCCAACGGACTGAACCTGCGCATCGAAATCACGATGCACCAGGCCTGCGAACTTCAAAGTCGGAAAGAGCTGCATGAGCGTTTCTTGCGCCCATAGCTCGGGTTTGTATACGTCTAAAAGTGCTGCCACGTTTGAGCCTCAGAAGGAATAAAAATCTGGTGGCCGAAAACGCGAGCCAAAGTGCGCGCGCCGAGATGTACGCTGCCCTGTGTTACTGGCCCGGTTTCGGACCGCGAACGTACTCCCCGCTCGTGAACTTGGCGTGATTGGCGGACACGAAATTCATGTCCTGCCACTGCTCGTAGGGGATTTCTCTCCCTACTGCGCCTGCGCCGCCGCCCGATCCTGCGCCGCCGCGAGGCGTGCCTGAGCCGGGAGCCGCCGTAGCTTTAAAAAGCTCCGGATTTGCCTTGAGGAAGTCGGTCTTTACGTAAGCCTCCAGCGGGATTTCCGCCTCGGCTCCGTACTGATCCTTGCTCTTCACGACAAACGCGCCGGCATCGTTTTTCACAACCCGGTCCGCGAGATGGATGTAGTCTCGATCCGCGTTGAGGGCTTGCTCTTTGCTCAGCGCCGCGACGACGGCGGATTTGCGCTCGGCTTTCGAGTTGTTCTCGATTGCCGTCAGCTTCTCCGCGCGCTCATCGGTGAGCTGCTTTTCGAGGGCCTTCAATCGCTTCATTGCGGGATGGTCGTCGCCGAGCTGATCGTCCTTCTTCCCGCCTTTGGTATCTGGCGGGGCGGCCGAACGCGCCCGGAACTTCCCTTCGTCGTCCTTTTCGAGCAGGCCTACTTCGACCAGCTCATCAAGGGTCAACGCTTTGCGCTGCGAGATCTGCGTGACGGTATCGTTCAACCGTCGGATCTGCGCTGCGGTCCCGTTAAAAACATCTGCGCTAACAAACTTCGACGGATCGAAGGTTGAAGTATCAGGCTTGCCATCGCTGGCCGGGATGCCCGTTCCCGTGCCCGTGTTACCGGGTTGGTTTGTGTCGCTCATGCGGAAAAGGTTTTGCACGAAGCTGCCCGGCCGGTGGGTCCAAGGAAAACCCACCCGCGCCGGGCGCCCGTTACTGATTGCTCTTTCGCGCGTGGCGAGAGAAAGTTTTATCGGAGGGCCGGAAGGTACAGCGCCGCGCGGTTGGCCGGGCAGGCGACCGTCACGAAATACGCCGTGTCCTCGATCAGATCCGCGATCGATACCGAGCGGTTGCGGCTGCCGCCGCCGTCCGATATGCGTGTCCCGCTGCCCGGATCGGACGACGTCGAATACCAGACTTGGCAGGCCGCCGCGCCAGGCATGTCGTAACGAATGGTCGCCGCCGTTGGGGCCTGCGCCGAAATGCGGTGATTGAAAGCCACGGCAAAGGCGGTATCGAGCGCGAGGAAATCGACGCCCGCATTCCGCTTGTCGGTAGCCGCCGCGAGAGCCGGAGCGCCGGGAGCGAGCCGGAAGTTGGCCGGGTCAACGGCAGAGCCGAGGCAGACCGATCCGCACTGCATCAGCGCCGCCGCGATCCGGGCGTTGGCCGTTGTGCCGCCGCTCAGACAGGTAAACGACCCTGCCGGAAAGCCCGTCATCGCCGTATTGCAGTCCGATTGAGTCCAGGTATAGGTGCTGCTGGTGGACGCGTAATGCGCGTCGCTGTCGGTGTTTTTGACAGTCGGGATTACCACGTTTCCCGCCGTGGTCGCGTTCTTGTTTGCGCCGGCGAACTTGACGTATTGCCCGGTGAGCGAAGGCGTTGAGCCAAAGGCCTGCCAAGCGTTCTGGCCCACGATGCCGCCGCCGTTGTCGGTCGAGGCGGTGAAGAAATTATTGGTTACGCTCAGGCCTTCCCCGGTGCCATAGATGAAGCTCAGCCATTCGCCTTGCTTGCCCCGGAAATCAATCGTCGTATTGTGATCGATCACGACATCCTCGGTTGTGAGGTTGAGCGCAACGGTATAGCCGCACAGCCCGCCGCCGACGTCAGCGGTCGGACTCGCGTCCCAGACCCGGTTGTCGAGCGCGTACAGCAGGTTGTTTCTGAAGACAATCCGTTTGGTGGGGCCCGCGCCAACACCGTCCGCATACGTGTCCTGCCCGTTGACATGAAAGACGCTGGCGCCGTTGCGGAAGATGTTATTCCGCACCATCACGTCAACGCCTTGGTTGCCGGTGTTGGTGGACGTTCCGCGCGGGCTGACCGCGATGAAAGGTCCACACGGTGTCCAGTCCGCCCAATTGCCGTCGTATAGGTTGCCTTCGATCACGGCGCGCTGAATCTGCTTGAACTCGGTTGCGTGCCGCTTGGGATAGTAGCGGCCGTTCGATGTGCTCGATCCGGTCCGGTAGGCCGGGTCGGAGTAAAAGGTGTTGCCGCGTATGGTGATGTCGGTAACGGGCGTTGCGCTGCTGCCCTCCTGCGCGAAGATGCTAATTCCGACAAGGTTTTCAAAGCGGTTGTTCTGGAACTTGACGTAAGAGGAATTCGTGAAATCGATGCCCGTCGTCGTGTGATGGTAATAGTTGTGGAGGGAGCCTTGAATAATGCCGTTGCGTACCGCGAGCCATGCATTGAAGTCCTTCACGAGACTATCGACGATGGCGCTATTGGTATTAGTTCCGGTGATTACCATTCCCGTAAGGAACCGCGTCGGCCATCCGCTGGAGCGGACCACGGAGCGGTCGAGAATCATGCGGCTGGTGTTGGCCGCAAAGGTCAGCAGGGGCGGTTCCATGCCGGGATCGAAGGTGACCGCGCCGCCGCTGACGTATGCGCCATTTCCGGCCGCGTCGTCGAGCTGCAGCGTATTCGGTCCGAGGACGGTGAAGGTATGCGCGCCGTTGGCCGCCGTGTTCCCGAGCACGCCATCGATTGAGATCGCCTCGCGGAATCGGGCCTCCCCGCAATCGGACGCGCACGTCTGAGCGTAGTTGAGCCCGGTCTGCATCCAGCGATTCGTGAGCAGCAGTCCCGAGGTACTGGTGGCGAGGATGCCGTCGAGGCCGGTGATCGGCGTATTCCGAAACTCCATCTGTGAGCGCCGCGATCCGTCCGCGATCGCACCCCAACTGCCGGCGAAGGTGAAGGTCGCCTCCACCCGCGGTGAGGTCACGGTCGCGGTAAACGATGTGATCTCCATCCACGGTTCAACGGGCAGGCCGTGCGGAGTCTCGGTCGTGATGACGATGGGCGTTGCGTTGGTCGCGCTGGTGATCCGGTGCGCGAGCGCCTGTGTCGCTTTGCCGCCGCCCGCATAGCAGGAGCTTGTGGCGCAGGCGATTGAGGAATTCTGATAGCTGAACTCCGTCGTATTGTGTACAGCGATGGGCGCGGTCAGATTCGGCCCTCGGCCGGGGAATCCGGTCACGCCGCTTACGGTCACCATTTGGTGCGTAATGAAGCCGTGCGGCGCGCTGGTGGTCATGCGTCCCGCGTCGGTTACCGCCGTGATCGTGAACTGGCGCGGCGTGTGATTGGCGACCGATTCCGACGTGAAATCGATCCCGACGAAGCGCCAGCCTGCGGTCGTATTCGTGTTGATAAAAACGCTGTGCGCGTTGCCGTCATTGAAGTTGTGCGGCCGGATGAGCTGCGCCATATTCGGCAGATCGGCCTCGGTCACGCGCGTGCCTTCGGGCGGCAGCAGAGCATGCGCGCTGGTTCTCACCACGCAAGTGCCCGCCCCGCTCTTGGCCGGGAGCGTAACCCGCTGCGCGCAGGACAGCCCGGCTGTAATGGTGACGGTATGATTCAGCGCCGTATCGGCCGCGCCGCAGGCCGTGAGCTGCGTCTGTAGCTGGCCGCATGAGGTAACAGCGAAGTCCGATCCGTTGATGGTGGGATAAGCCGTGTTGACTTCCGCCGGCGCGGTCGGCGGTACCGGGTGCACTTCCGGCTGAGCCTCCAAGGTGACGGTGGCAACGTCATCCGAGCACGTATACCCGGTTCCTGGCGCGTCGCACTCCCAGGTGGATGCATTCGAGACTGGCTTGAAGTAAACGGTCGAGCCAGGAACGGCGCTGAAGGCGCACCAGCGCCGCAACTGGCTATAGGCGACGGATGTGATTGTCGCGGTCGAACTTCCCAGCGCCGATGTGGCGCCATAGGCGCAGTAGGAGGCTCCGCCGGTGGCGGTGATCTCCCACTTGGCATATACCGTTCCGTGCGAGACAGAGACTACAAGATTTGAGATCGTCTGAGCGAACGATACCGTCGCCAGCAGCAGCGTGAGAAGTAAGAGTTTCATGGATTGGTTAGCGATACGAGATGCCCGTAGCCTCAAAAGCAAAGCGCAGCAGCTTCATCGTGTGGCTGCCCGCATCGCAGGAATAGGTCTGCCATAAGAAGTACATGGAGCCGGTTGGGAGCGAGGACAACGGGACAGGCGTCGACCACGATCCGCCGTTGACGCGGTAGCGCGCGTTGATTGTGCCCGCGACCGACGATTCAAATTCGACCGTCATGATGTTGCTTAGAGCAAAGGCCGTCGCGGTTGCCGTCAGCACGGGAGTACCGGCCGTGCGGACTTCCCACTGCCATGCGGTGTCGGAGGCGGTCTCGGTGCAGGCGTTGTTGCTGATCGCTCGCAGGCCGATAAAGTTAGCGGGCGTTGTGGTGAGCACGTCCGAAAATCCGACGCGAAAGCCGTACTGCACCGTGAAGAATTCGTCGGTGCCAAAGATGAACTGAGCCCGCCAGCCTGCATGCGTGCTGAGATCTTTGATGGATACCCGCGAGGCTGAGAGCGATAGCGAAGCGCGTCCGTTGATGCCCGAGGCGGCGAGCGATACGCCTGTGCCTTCGGCCCATGCGCCGGTCGGTGTGGTGCCGTCCGATCCGCCGGCAGTCCCGCTGACCGAGGTCTTCCATCCGAGTTGACCGAAGCCGTTCACGCCGGCCGTATTCGAGCCGCCCGGGAATTCGTCAACCAGCCGAAGAATACTCGCGTCGAACGGATCAAATTCGGCCGGTGGCGTCGGTCCTTGCGCTTCCCAGCCTGCCGCCGTGCAGATATAGAGTTTTTGTCCCGCTGAGCCGCTGCGGTATACATACACGTCGTCGTACTCGCTCGATTCATTGCAAGCGCCTGCGGCCGGGGCCGAAGTGCCGGATGGCGGCTTGAATGCGCCTGTGTAATCGTTGCGCGCGGACCATGCGTTCGGCTGGGCGAGCCAGCCTACATATCCGTCAACGAGAGAAATTTTCGGAAGGGTGGATCCGGTTGCATAGACGACTGAGATCGCGCCGTTGTCGCCGCCGATAAATTTAACCTGCTTCCAGGCGCCGTCGATGCAGCGGTATTCGTCGGTGCCGTCGAGGATGTCCTCGGTACGGACCGCTTCTCCGGTCGCGCAGGAGCCGGGGAGCGCTGAGCTGAGCACGACCTTCCACGGAATCGAGGCGGTAGAGTTGGCGGCGCTGAAGACGGTCGTGATGTTTGAGACGTCCGTGCCCTCGCCGCCGCCGGTGGACGGGGGAGGGAAGGACTGAGCCGCCGCGCTGAGCGCGAGCAGAAAGAGAGAGAGGGTCTGTTTAGAATTCATCGGTCCAGCCCTTCACGCGCGCCACCAGCGTGCCGCTCGATGAGCTGACATAGAGGCCGTCTTTGAATTCCCCGCCGCCGTCCGCCATCGGGACAACGTAGAAGCTGTTCGCCGCGATCGTTACGTCCTTGGCCAGCCCGTAGGAAGCGCCGTCGCCGTCCTGGATCGTGAACGTGGCGGCCGAAGCGGTCAGGTTGGAAATGATAAACGTCTTGACGTGGATCGTCTTCACGGCGAGGGCCGTGAGCGATACAGGCATCAGAACTTTAGCCTGGATGTTGCGCCCGCTGAAGGGAGCTTGATTGGGCGGCGCGTTGCGGATGTCAGCCTGCGCGCTCGCCGGAAGAATCGTGAGGGTCAGCAGCGCCACAAGCGTTGCGGCCCGGGAAAGGGTCTGCACGCCGGGTATTTCGCGCGTCACCGAGGGACGGTTTAGCTTGCCAGATCTTTGACCAGACTCGAGACGATCTCTTTGACCTTGGCGAGCACGACGGCGCGGTTGGCCGGGCTGAGCCCGTACCAGGGGTCGATCCGCTGATTCCCCTTTGCTTTCTTGTGCTCTTCCTCGCGCCGGAAGCCGATATGGACGCTCGACGGGTTTTGGCTGACGATCCCGATACTGTTGAGCATCCGGCCGCTTTCCTCAAGATCCCGGTAGCCGGGCTTGCCCTTGGCGCGCTTATACTCCGAGCGATTGTTATAACGTACGCTCTTCTTGGAGTTGGTGATCTTCGCCTTCACCGCGTCAGGCTTGGCGACCGCGCCCGCCGCCTTTTGCTCCTTGCCCTTGTGATGAAAGGTGGCCAGTCCCGCGCGCTTGATTTTGAGGATGTCTGAGGCGGTCAGGACCTCGCGGCCTCGCAGGTTTGTCTTGGTGCGGCCCTTTCCGGTCAGCGGTATATAGACCGGGCTGGCCGAGTACGGCTTGGCGGATTGATCGAGCAGGTTTCGCCCGGCTCGCGCGCGGGCGGTGATCTCATGCACCGCCACGCCCGCGAGATAGGTGATGTTGGAAGGCGCAAGAACCGGGGCCTTGAACCGGAGCAGCTTATCGGCATACATGAAAACGGAGGTGCCGTAAGCCATCTGGTGCAGGCTCCTTTTTTACTGCCGCGGCTGCGCCGCTACGAGAGCCGAGCCGTCCTCGGTCAGCGTATAGCCGCCGGGGATCTGGTCGAGCTTCCGTTCGCGGACAACGTGATTCAAAAAGAACGACAGGAAGGCCTGCCCCTGACTGATCTGCTCGATTACGGGCTTGATCGTCCTGATTTGCTCCTCGGTCAGCTCATGCCGGGAGGAGGCAGCGGCGGTCGTATTCTCGGGCGCGAAAGCTGGTGGCTTCGCGGGTTTGGATCGATTGATAGGGTGTTGCAATGTTTGGGGTTTCCTCGCGGGGTACTTCGTGCAAGGAGGCCGGGTGTTTTATCCGGGGAGAAAGGTACGCCTGCAGGTTGCGGAGGAAGACGGCCTCATTGGCCGCATGCCTCCATTCGGTCTTGCCGCGCCGCTCCCGCTTCTTCCGGTTGTGACACTGCCTGCAATACGGATCTTTACCCACGGCCGGGCGGCCTTTGCAGCTTGCGCACTCGTTGGTTAGTTTTCTGGGCCGTCCCACGCCGCAACGTCGCGCAAGGGAGACCCGGTGTTTTATGACTCGTTCGCCATTTCGCGGAAGTACTCGATAAACAGCTTGTCGGCTTCGCTCCACTGTTTGGACGCCCGTACCGCCGCGCCGTCTTTCCAGGCCGCCAGCTCTTCATTCGTAGCGAGGAACTCGACCGTGAGCCGGTGGCCGTCATCGGTATACAGCCGCAAGTCGTCGTCGCGCTTTTCCCAAGTGCGGATGAGCTTCAAGTGGACATGCTGCTGGCCGGTCGATTCCGGCCAGCCCAGCTCCCGCCAGGCGACCCAAAAATCGAGGCCGTCCGTGCCCGCGTGAGGCAGCACGCGGACGACGCGCCACGCGTCCACAACCCACAGATCCATGCCTTTGTCGTCGGGCGCGTCGCCGCTGCTGGGCATGTTCACGAATGCCCGCGAACCCTCGCGGTTGAACTTCTCAAACAGCTCGGCCGTAATGGCTTCAACAGTGGCTTCCACCTATCCAGTAAAGCAGGCGGTGGCGCGAAAGTGTTCCTCGCTTGCCCAAAGCTTTTTAGTACCTTGAGCCGGCCTGTATGACTTTTTCAATCGGACGGCCATCGGGGAACTTCGTGATTCCGTGCTTGCGGAATACGGCGAGGACCTCTTGGCGCTCATGCTCGTCCAGCGTTTTGACGTGATCGATTTCGTGCAGCAGAGACAGCGTGTTTTTCAAAATGGTCTCATTACCGGAATGCAGCGAGTACTTCTTAAATTCAGAGATCGTAGAACCGCGCTCTGTCGACACGGTGTCGCCGGTCACGCGGCCGTACTTATCGCCGTCGTAGCTGATCGCGTCCATGCGGCGCAGGTTGCGTACTTTGAAATAAATCTGCGACTTCGTGTTAGCGGCTTTTTGAATACGAGTGAAGACGTAGCTGCCGCCGCCGCTTTTAATATCGGCGGTCGCTGAGCCTGCGCCCTTGCGTGTGATTCCGGTGCGGAGCTTTTCGGTGGTCGATACCATCGAGGCATTGTTGGGCAGAGCCACGTCGAAAAATTCGTTTAGCTTGGCGGACGCATTGCCGAACTTGATGTCATGAACGAGACGGTACTCGCCCAGTTGTTCGTTGAGCTGTTGCTCCGTTAGATCAAAACGGTACTGATGACGGTTGCCTGCCTGCTCGCCGTGTTTATCCCATCGCTGCTCGTACTGACCCTCGGGCTTATATTCGGGCAGCTTGGTCACATCCGGAACGCCGAGGCGGCGCGACCAATACGCGCGCATTTCAACCACGCGCGCCGCGTCGGACGTGTTCTCCGTCTTGTGTTTAGCCACCAGCTCCTTCCATTCGGCGGACGTGTGCGCATTGGCGACGTACGTCGCCTTTTGTAAATACAGCAGCTCCTCGTCCGTCTTCGTCGCCGCCTTCGTGTTCAGCCCGGTCTCCGATAGCCTTTTGAGCGCGTGCTCGACCTGCTTGGGATCGACCGCGCCGGGGACCATTACCTCCAGCGTTCCGTGGAACGTGAATGACTTCGTGTTTGTGTCCCCCTTGCCCTCGCTGTACGGAATGTAGCGAACGCGAACGCCATCCTTCCAGGTGACGTTATACTGCTGCAGCCCGGCGCCCGCGCCTGTATACACCGAGCTGAGCGACACCTGCTCCTCAGCGACGATTATGCTGCCGTTTTTGATTTCCTTGGAATCAACCCGAGCCCCGGTTTGCTTGACGGTGAACTGCTTTTCTCCCGTTTGTATGGCGCCTTTATTCGCGGCTTGATCCTCCAGCTTCTTCAGCCGGGCGCGCTCTTTCGTGACCGCGCTCGTCCAGTCTGTGAATTCCTTTTTGAGCTGTTTCACCTGCTCGATCGACATCTGCCCGCCCCATCCAAAGGCCCACGCCTTGGAATCATCGGGCGTGCTCAGCGACACGTTACCGACTCCGTTCACAAGATTGCTGAAGATCTGCTTGGACACGGGCGCGTGCGGGATTGGGACCAGCTCCACGTCGGACTTCGATGATGCCTTGTTGCTGTCGTCGTCATCGTCATCATTTTTAGCCACACCCGGATCGAGGCCGAGGCCGCGCAGGAAATCGTCCTGCGCTTCAAGCCGCAGCTTCATCCGCAGCATTGTGCGGTCGCCCGCTTTGGTTTTTTCCTGCCACACGAGAACGTTCTGATCCTCGATCTGATCCTTATCGATAGCCAGCGTTTTGCCTTGCCAGCCGTTAGCTTTGGCCGTCGCGACATGCGCCAGGTTGCGCTCGCCAAGGTGAGCCAGATCGCCTGTCTCCGCCTCTTCCTCGGGCGCCGGATCATCCAGCACAACGCCCTTTTTCTTGGCGCGCTGTGCCCGCGTGTAAGCGTTGCGGGCGAGCCGCTTGGCCTCCGCCTCATCCTCGACGTTCAATACCGTAGCGGCCGCCGTTTGCGCGGCGGCGGCAGCTACATCGGCCGCCTTCTGAGCTGACGAGGCGGCCTCGGTAACATCCGATTTCTCGTCCTCGTCGATTTCCTTCTGCAGCGATTTCAGCTCCGATAAAGGCAGCCCATCGAGGAGGCCCTGCTCGTATTCGGACAAACCGTTGTAGCCGAGCGCCTCATGCTTTTTAACGATTTCTTTCTGCTCGTGTTTTTCCTGCTCGGTCGGCGCGAGATGCGGCTGCTTCTTCTGAGCGCTCGTCGGGGTGAGCGCGACCGTATCCGCGTCGTTAAGGAATGTGCTTTTGAAATCCGCGCCCGGGGTAACGAGGTGCGTCAGCGTGCCGTCCGCTTTGCTCCAGACGTAACCGCCCTTGACGCTGTCCCATGTCGCGGTCCAATTCGTATTCTTGTTTTGATACTTCGCCGCGAGGCCGGGCGGAGGTTCATCGGCGGCCTTTTTCGTCGCCGCCTTCGGAGGCTTCGGCGCCGCCGGCATGATTGGCGTCTGCGCGACCATGGCTTTGTTCTGCGAGGCCTTGGTCGTGCCGACGACCGACTTCTTCATCTGATCGGGAGACGTGACGGTATCGGTCGCCAGCGTGCCGTCAGGCTTGACCCAGACGTAACCGCCTTTGCCGCCGTCCCACTTTGCCGACCATTCGCTGTACTGGTTCTTGTAGACGGCCGCCATTCCGGGCGGTACCGGAGCCGCGTTGGCTTCGGCGGCGGCCTTTGCCTCGGCCGCCAGCTTTTCGGCGGCAGCGAGCTTGGCTTCGTATTCCGCTTTTTCGGCTGCCGCCTTTACTTTGGCCGCAGCTTCCTCGTTAGCTTTTTGGAGCGCCAGCGCATCCGCCGCTTTCTGATTGGCGGCGGCAATCGCATCCGCATGTGCCTTTTTCGCCGCCGCCATCTTGGCCGGATCGAAGCTGAAATGCGGGTCGCTGGTCAGCTTGCGATAGTACGTTTCGAAATCCGAGCGCAGGCTGTTCTTGCGCGCGATCGCCGCCGCCTTGAATTTGGCTGCGGCAGCCGGGCCGCCCGGATGATTCGCCGCGTAGCCTTCGACCGCCTTCAGGTAATCCGCGTCGCTGATCTTTTCAGCGGCCTCGATCGCGGGCAGGGAATCGGCCGGATTGAATTGGACCTTGCCCGCCTTGATGGCCTTGCCAAGCGTGTTGTAGAGCGGCTCCTGCTCACCGAAGCTTTTATTCGGGTGATAGTCGACGCTGAGCTGATCGTTGCCGATGTGCTTGTACGCCTGCGCTTTGTCGATCCCGTAGATTGCGCCCGATTTGGTCCGCAGGAACTGGCCGGGGTGGCCGTCATGATTGCTGATCAGCCAATCGAGAACGTGCTCGCGCTGGATCTGCTGAATCTCAAACGCCGACAACGATTCCATCGGTACGGGCTTGTTCTGCCCACCGTTCGTGAAGTCGATTTTCTTTGCAAGATCCGGAACGAATTTCTGAGCGGATCCGAACTTCCCGCCGAGCGTCATCGTGTGAACTTCGACGGCGGTTTGAGGGTTGACCAGGCGCGCTACATTAGCCGCCGCCTCCTCCGCGTACGGAATGATTTTCTTTGACGCATCGACGGGTTTGAACAGCCAGTCGTTGCCCGCCGGATCGGTCCAGATCTCCTTGGCGTGAGCGCCGCCGAGGCCGGGGTTAGCGGACTTGAGCGCCCATGGTTTCGGCGCAGGCGGCTTGGGCGCTTCCGGAGGCGCGGGTGGTACGTAAGTGCCGGGTCGCTTCTCAAAGCCCAACGCTTCGCGCGTGGCGGCCATAGCGACCGCCTGCGGCATCTTCCCGCTGGCGCCGGTATCGGCAGCCTTCGGCGCGGGCATGTCCGCTGGCCACGGCATCCAGACGTGACGGCAATTCCAGCCGCCGCCGTAGCGCAGCGCCGGGAGCAATGGCGTTTTTGAAAGCTGCTTCAGCTCCGCATCCATCGCGTGAATATCTTTGAGCGTGTACAGCTTGTCGATTTTCGCGAGGCAGAACGGGCGGTTCTTAATGTCCTTCGGCCCGCGATAGGTGAAGTTTTTGATTCCGGCGGTTTGCCAGATCTTCATCGACACGGTCCGGTCGTAAACAACCAGCGCCGTGTCCGCGTACGTAGCCGCGTAGTTCTTCAGCTTGAGGTCGAGCGTTGCCGCAATCTTGTCGATGAGCGGCGCCCGCGCGGTACCGAGCAGCGCGTTCTGGATGACTGCCTGCCCGACCGATTTCACGGCCTCTGTGCCGAGGCCGGACAGGTAATCGTAATCGATATTCTTGAGCTGCTTTAGGGCGTTGCGATCGAGCGGCGCGAGCCGTTCGTCGGGAAGCTTCAGCGCCTTCACGGTGGCGATCGCATTCTCGACCGATTGATCGAAGCTGCCGGTCAGCTCTTTTACCAGCTCGGGATAGCCTTCGCTGTTGAGCTGCTTTTGTAGCTCAGCCTGGAGCTGCAGCAGCGATTGCGCCTGCGCCGCGACCTTCGGTGTCAGCTCGCCGGCGGAAAGGATTTCGATGACGCGCGAGCGCATGGCAGCGACCGTCTTCTTCAACCCGGCTTCGAACACGGCGAGCGCCTTGGCCTGCGAGGTAATCGAGGCGTTGGAGATTTCGGTAACCGCGCCAAGCTGGCGCTCCGGTTGATTGTTATAGCGCGGCATTCTTAGGAGGCCCGCTTTGCGCGGACGAGCGCTACGCAGGCTTCACTGATTGCCTCGATCGCCTGCTCCTGCGCCGTATCCTCGGCTGAGTCAGGGTCGACGCCCAGCGGCGCGAGGTGCAAATGACAAAGCTCGTGTACGATATCCAGCTCCATGTCCTGAGCGCCTTTGAAGCCGGAGCGCCGGTAATCCCACGGCCGCATCAGCCGGATCGTCGCGGTCTTGCGCAGCAGATTCCAATCGATCTTGGCCTGGACTTTCGCCGGCATGTCCCGCTTGCTGGAGATGACGACCTCGACGCGCCAATCCCGCAGGCGCAGCACGCCCTGATACCAGGAGCACATCGCAGCCGCCTCGGCGGCATCATAGATAACCTCGCCCGCTGCAGCCATGGCGGTTTACTCTTCTTCTTCGGCGCCGGGGCCGCCGGGCGCTGGCATTTCAAGCGCCGGATCTTTCATCGCCGCAATGTCGGCGGTGATTATGGCTTTGCGATCTTCAGGCAGCGAGGTGAGCAGCTTGAATACGGCGCGCTCCATCAGCTCCTGCCGCGCGCTCAGCGGCGCTCCCGCGGATTGCAGCAGGATCATTGCGTCGATGAGGTCCTTGGCGGTCGATAGATCGTACTTACGCGCGTACTGGACGTTGCCCTTCCATTCCGAGCCGAGGTATAGCCCGGCGAAATAGAGGATCTGCTTTACTGCGTCCTCCTCCCATCCGGCCATGCCTGCCAGGATCTTCTCGGCTTCGCTGAAGTCCCATTCCTTCGATACGCCGGACTGCGTGTCGTTCGCGCCGCCGCTGGTTTGGAGCGCCTTGCCCTGGATGCCCATGTGGCGCAGCGCCAGCGAGAACATCGTTCCGAAGGCTTTCCAGCCGGATTCAAACGGGCCGCTGTCGGGGGATACGTAGAAAAACTCTTCCTGCTCCTCGGGGTTGAGGTGCATGATGGTTGCCGCGCCGACGCCCGCATCGCCCGGTGACTTGAGGCTTTTGAATACGGGGACCGGAAACATTGAGCTTTCGAGGTTCTCGTCGAAGCTCGAAACCCAATTGGTCAGCAGCTGCGCAAACTTGGCCGCGTCGCGCAAAAGCGAGTCGCCGCGGAAAGCGCCGAGGCGTACGTGATACATCGGCACGACCGGAATTGCGCCGACGCTGTTGCGCCCGGTGCTTACGCCGATCCAGTGGCCTTCGACCTTCTCAAACACGATCCATTTCTCGAGAGACCAGTACCGGAGCTGCTCGGTGCAGGCGCTCGAATTCTCATCGAGCACACTGCCCTGGGACGGGGCCTCGCGCCGGAACAGAATCTCGATGGGCCTGCCGCGCTCGTCGAGCCGCCAGTTGAGCATGTCCTCACGCGGAATATGCACGAGGTACGGCCGCAGGTTTTGTTCGTGCTGATCGCGCCGGGTGATGACGGGCCGCTGCGGATCCGCCTGCGGCATGTCGATCAGGACGAAGTCGCAGCCGGTGACGGTTTTCGATGTTCGAACGGAGCTGAGGAATTGCGCGAGCGATTGGCCCTGCAGATCCGCGTCATCGAGGAACGCCGCGAAGGCGTCTCCGTTGGGCGTGATCATTGCGTTCTCGGGCTTGCCGACCGTCGCTGCGTAAAAGTCCACAATCGGGCCGACCAGATTCACATACACAGCCCGCGCCAGCCGGTGGCAGTACTTGTCGTGGCGCTCCATCGGGTACTGCCAGAGGTAGTTCTGCGTCCCGGTGTACACGCCCGAAAGGCCGGGATCGGTCTTCGGTGAGAGCATCGCCGACGATCCGGCTGCCGCCGCCGGGAGAGGATTCCGGGTGCTCGGATAGAGCGGCCCGCCGTCGTAGTGATCCCGATAAAATTTCCAGAGCGCGTTTCCGCTCGTATATACGGGGTGCCTCTGCTCTAACGCTTTGTTATCCATTGTTTCGGCCGGGAGGGGGTGGCCGGGCGCGCGGCTAGGGACCGTGCTCGGGGCCGCCCTCTCCTTCTGCCGGGGAAGTCGCGCGTGGCGAGTGTTAGGTTTAGAGGCATGGCGTGGGCGCCGGAGATGACAACCACACGAGCCGATAGGCGGGCGAGCCTGACCGCCGACGAAGCCGTTAAGATGTGGGCCATTGCCGGAGGCGAAGAGCAGAAGTTTCGGGATATATTCGAGCTGCTCGTTACGATTCAGCTCGCGCGCATGCCTCTACAGACAGCGACGCCTCGCTCACCTCTTAATCCCTACGGCTCGGAGGGCAATCCGGTGGATGTCAGCGACCGGCTGCGCGGGAATGAGAAACCTTAACCCTCGGTAATGAACTTCAGCGCCTCGGCTGCGGGCGATCCGCGGAACAGAGCCGCCTCCGCCGAGCGGCGTTTGGAGAGGCCCGCAAAGACGGCTGTCTCGCCAGTATCCGGGTGCTTCCCCTTGTTCCAAAACTTAAATTGAGCCGCCGCGCCCTCGTAATCGGCGTGGTTGAGCTTGCGCAGCAGCGTACACTCGATCGTGTTCCACCGTGACTTTCGGATATTGTGAACAAATGAGACAAGAGCGTCGAATTCGTTCTGCGTCAAAGGTACCGTCACCTTCCGGCGGACATAAGCAGCCGCCTCCGCGACGTCCACGCGTAGCAGCCCCTCGGCCTGCGCGGGTGTGATCCGCTGGCCGGGTGAGACCATCGCTTTGGTCGTGCCGAAGCCGATCGTCAAAATCCCGGCCGGGCAACGGTACGCTTCGAGCCGGGGCTGACCGCCCTCGGCCTCCGCGTGGCGGATGATTACCAGCGCATCCTCGGTCGGCCTCAAATCAGTAACAGGGTTTCTCATCAGCCCATCGGCTCCAAAATCTCAAGAACGAACGTCCGCTTGCCTGACTTTCGTCCGGCGCTCGTGACGACGCTATTGCCGATCAAATACTTCTCGCCCGGCTCAGCGGCCGCCGTCCCGATCCATACCGTCGCGGTCGTAGAGGTCTTGGTGCTCACGGACGGTTCTGTGAGCGGCGAGGGAACGGTCCATGTGCTGGTGGCGATCGATTCGCCCTCTTGTAGCCAGCCGCTCCAATCGCGCGTGTAATCAAGCTCCGCCAAAGTTGTCGATTGAAAAATTTTCATCGTGGTATCGTCCTGTTCTCGTCCGCGTTGATGACCGTACGGAAGTCTCGGGGTGTCCCCGCCTCGCGCAGCTCCGCCGCCGTTTGGATCGTGCGGGCCGCCGCCGGGGTGTACGCCGTCGCCTCAATCTGAAGCCCGGTGGCCGCCGACGATCCGGCCGGGGCCGTGCTGGAGCCAACGCCAGAGAAGATCCGCCCGCCGATACCAGCCGAGGAAGCAAGGCCCGTCGATGCGCCCGCGCCGCCGAAAAGCTGCCAGCCGGTCCCCTCGGTAGAGGCCCTTGCGGTGATGCTGAGCGCGCCGGAGAAGACTTGGCCGCCAGATCCCGCTGACGTCGCCGTCGCCGTGCTGGTGGCTGATCCGCCGCCGATAACGATCTGCTGCCCGCTGCCCGTACTTTGCGCCGCCGGGATGGCTGAGCCGCCCGAGCCTGCAAATACCAGCGCTCCCGAGCTGCTGGCCTCCGCCGTAGCGATCGAGGAAGCCGCGCCGGTTGCGCCTTGAATGCCTGATCCGCCGGTCAGCGCAGCCGCCGTACTTTGTCCGGATCCAGAGAATACCAGCGCTCCCGATCCGGCGGCCTGCGCCGTCCCGGTTGCCGCGCCTGCGCCCGCAAACACCAGAGCGCCGTTTGCTGCCGCCGTGGGCGCGCTGGTGGCGCTGTCCCCGGCTGAGCTGAAGCTCAGTGAGCCGGTCGCGGCCGCCGCGCCAGGCGTAACGCTGTTTGCGCCCGTCCCGGCAAACGCCAGCGATCCGGAGCCGATGACTGAGGCCGCTCCCGCCGCCGCGCCTGCTCCTGCAAATTCGAGAGAACCGGTTCCGGCCGCCGCCGCTGTCCCGGTCGACGCGCCTGATCCCGAGACGGCGCTGCTGATCGTTCCGCCGCTGAAGTCATCGAGCCGCCCGGTTTGGGCGAGCTGGACGAGGCCGAGGTATCCGGCCGCTGTGACGGAGGAATCGGTCGCGCTGAGAACTTGCGTCCAGGAGCCTGCTGCGGCCTTGTAATAGCCCTTGATCTGATTGCCGATTGCCTCGATGCCGACCGAATCGCCGGCGGAAACTTCCTGGTTGACCGCGCTGGCAATTAGAGTTTGCGATCCGGCGACGGTCTTGTAAAGGCTGAGCTGATCCGTGCCGCCTGACTTTTGGACGTGCAGGAAGTAGTTGCTGACCGAGCCGGTGCCGGGGCTGGTGATCCGGAGCGCGACCTCGAAATGGTCGGCTGAAACGGGAACGGTGACGTACGCCTCCGCATCGGGGCCGTAGGTTGCCGCGTTGTAATACGCGGAGCACCAGGACGCGTTTGATCCTGTGACTGCGTTTCCGTTTATGTTCAGGCCGCTATCGCCCGCGAACAGACCGCCGGTCCAGACACCCGAGAGTGTTCCGTTCCCGCGGTTAAAGTTGTCGAGAAGCGCGGTCGTCGGGAATGCCATCAGGCGCTACTTAACCGCGCGATTCTGTGTGTGTAAAGGCTGTGATATTCAGCGTTGCGCCGCTCGAAAGAGCGACGGAATCGAGCACCAGATTCGAGGTAGCCGTTCCGACCGTTCCATCCTCGACCACGGTCGTTCCGTTCGATGCCACGCAGCGATACCATGCGGCCGTTCCCGACGCGAGGATAACTTCGCTGCTAATCGCGTTCGCAGTAGCTACGCCATTGGCAGGAGCGCCAAAAGCGGTCGCCGAGAAGTCATGCTCGCTCAGCAGCGTCCCGCCGCCAACGCCCGCGTCGGTATCGGCCGGTTGCGTGCCGGAATAGATTCGGAGCTTGCCGGTGTTGAGCAAGGCGGTATGAGCGGCGCAGCGCGCGTCGGCGGAGCCTTCGGAGAACTTTGGGTTGAGTGCCATTACGGAAAGGCATTCGCGCGGAATCCAGGGATCGTTTAGCCCGGATTATCGGCGCATGGTTGGGACACGAGACAATGGCGGCAATGACCGAAGCGCAATTTCTGCGGCTGATCGAGCTGCAGAACGCCACGATCGAGGCGCAAGGCAGGACGATTGTCGTTCTGCAGGACCTCCTCGTGAGAGATACGGGACGAACGGTCGGCGCGCTGAGCGCGCTGCGGTCAGAAGTCAGAAAAACCAGGGAGGCTCTTATGGCAAAACTTGACGATCTCGAACGCGAGGTGGAGCAGAACGAGGACGTACAGCGGTCCGCCGTTACGCTGCTGCATCATCTATCGCAGCAGATCAAAGATGCGGGCACGGACCCGGCGAAGCTGGCCGCTCTCACAGCGCGCCTCGATACCAATAGCGCGGCTCTGGCGGCCGCCATCGTAGCCAATACGCCCGCCGGTCCGGACGCGGGTGAGCCGCAGCCCGCGTGAGATAAGATAGGGACTCGTCGCATCCCTTTTCACGGAGGCGGCGTGGATTGAAACGAATAGAATGTTTAGCCGATCAGTTTGACTGTTTCGGATCGGAAGACGGCCCGCTTCTCACGAGGCGGGCCGTTTTGTTTTTATCTGTAGGAATTCTCGCGCTGGAAGCCCTGTACGCGATACTCTTTCCAAATCAAATAACCAAGCGCGTCACTAGGGTGCGACAAGGTCATGTTGTCGTGGGTCGTGTCCTTGTCGATCGTATGGCCGGGATCTTTCTTATCCCAAATACAGCGCCGGAAATCGATTCGCAGGCGCTTACATTTTTTGTCGATCCACATGCGCTGCAGGCCTGCCGCCGATTGCATCATGGCGTTAACGCTGGTGACGCGATCGCGTACGAGCGGGTTGGCCGCGAGGATATTCCAGTACAGCTTATAGGCGGGCTTGGCCCTAAAATAATCCTTGATCAGCGCATAGTCCGCGCGGCCTGACGTGGAGCCGTGCTCGCCGGCAGCGTCGCCATACATTTGGATGTCGAGCGGCCGCCCGTTTACTTTCCTCCACTGATCGAGATAGCCGCCCGGCTCTTCGAGCGTCGCCGTGAACCGCTGGCAGGCGTCGATGGTGGTTGCCCCGCGGATGATCTGTTCATCCAGCACGAACACGTTGCCGCCGTAATGCTGCGTGAGCACCCAGCACATGGGATCGATGTTGAAATCCATGCATAGGCTGAGCGGTACCGCCGGATTAAATTTCAGGTCCTGCTCGTGGCGCTTCTCATCCCACGAATAATAGACCGCGCCGGAATGCATGTCGAGGTATTCGCCGAGCACCTCCTGACGGAAGAACCGCTCGTCGTAGGAAGCCTTCAGCCGGTCGTAAAAATCGGGGTTCTTCGAAAGCACCGCGATGTTTTCGCCAGGCGCGGCCAGGATGGCGTCGTAGCCGGGTTTCTTCTCGGGACCGATGAACCGCTCGTAAACGAAATCGAAGCCGTTGGGGGTCCATACTCCGAAGCCGCACAGCTCGGTGGCCAGCGGATCGCGGAGGCGGCCCTCCAATCGCAGCCACGCGGCCTCGTCCGTGAAGCTCAGCTCATCGACGCCAAACCACGCGAGGTTCGTACCGCGCAGGCGCTCGTAGTCCTTCAGCGATCGCATGAGGATTCTGGAGCCGAGCCGTTTCAGCGTTATCGCCATTTCCTGCTTGTGGAAGGTATACGGTATGCGCCGGTCCTCCAGCTCATCGAGCAGCGTGCGGAGCGTGACGTCGCGAAGCATCGGGAAGGTAGGAGCGCCGAGCAGGCCGGTCCGGCCGCGATTGATCGCCGCCATGCGGAGGGCCTTGCCGACCAAGGCGTACGTTTTGCCTGATCCGATGGGGCCGGAGAAGCCGACAAATCGCGACCGGGAATCGTAGAAACGGCGCTGCGACGGGAGAACGTGGGAGGTGAAAACGACACGCTGCATATTCAGTGGCCGTTCGCGCGAGGGGGACTGATCTTTTAGTCTTGACAGATTTACGTTAATCTGTCAGTATGTCGTTGTGAGCGAAACAAGGGGGACTGAAAAGATGATCGAAATACACGGACGCAAGGGGATGAAGAGCACGCCCTTCCGTAAAACGTTTGCATCGCAGGCCGCGTTTGACCGCTGGCTTGAGAAGAACGGCGAGAACGTCAGCATCGACGGAATCCGCGAAACAGAAGGCGGTTACTAATGATGAGCTGGCAAATACTGACGGAAACGATTCAGGCGGCAGGCGAAGAAGCCCGCGCGGCCTCGCTCGACGCGCACGGCCATCTGGTACCGATCCAGGAAGCGTACGATTTCCTCCTCAGCGTTTGGTACGACACCGAGGACGCACGATATGACGTAATGCCAACGACGTGGATTCCTAGAGGGTTTGCGCTGGCATACAAGGGGAAAAAGTAAATGAGCGAATACGCGCAGTACTACGAAAGCTTTTCTACCGGGCGCTGGGCGACGGAAGATGCCGCTACCTGCCGCTGCAACGGTGGCGGCTGGGCGCTGAGCGAAGTTGATACGTGGCACAAGTGCCCGGCGCATTACACGCCCGGCCAATCTCATCCGGACGACGACGGTGAGTGGCTGCCGATGCCGTACGATTCGCCTTGCAAGGGCTGCGGCTGTGAGATTCACGGCGAGCCGAATTATGGCGGCCTCTGCGGGACTTGCTTCAACGAGAACATCGCCGCTGACGACGATCTGACCGACGTACCTTTTTGATTTGACAGGGGGGACTTACAAATGACAACAACACCAACAATTGAATGCCGCATACCGGACGGCGCATGGGCGAAGACGGTAACAGAGGTTGAGCCGCGCGCCAAGACGGGTTATGACTGGACCGGGGATTTCCTCCGGGCCGGTCAGCTCATCGACCTGGAGCCGGGCGAGGTGCTCACGGTGGCGCGCAATACCGGGAGCCGCAAACATCCCTCGATCGAGGTGACGATCTATATCCTGATGCCCAACGCGGAATGGGCGTCCGTCGTCAGCTACGACGGAAAAGAATGGGCCTCGTCTCTGCGCAAGGAGGCGCGTGAGCTGCTCGACCTTGAGCCGGAGCGCCGGATCAAGAAAGTAGCCGCCGCGCAAGTGACGATCTGGGAAACAAAGCTGGCGGCGCGGATCGAGAAGCGCGCCGTGATCGCCAAGGCTCTCGAAACCGCAGAGGCCGACGCGACCGCAATGTACAACAATCCTCCGAGCGGTTACAACTACTTTCATTTTCCGCTCGCCGCCTCCACGTCGCAGGGAACAATGCATAAGCGAAATACCGCCGAGGAGTTTGCGGCCGCCGCCAAGGCCAAGGTTGAGGGTCAGCTATCCGTGTCTGACGAGCGGATCGCTGAGGCGCGGGCGCGGATCGCTGAGTACGAGAAACTCGCGAAGGGGAAAAAGGGCGACGTGACCGTGGCGATGATCGGCGAGCTTGGCGATGAGCTGAAGCAGGCGCTGGCGGAATTGCTGACGGTGTGCGGTACGCAGGAGAAGATCGTCGAGGTACTCACCGACGGTGGCGTCCGGCGGGCGGTCCGCCGCGCGCTGAAGGCCGAGGCTGAGCCTGCGGCAGCGGTAGCAGCGGAGGTGAAGTAAAGCGATGAGCAACGTCCAGCTATATCTGGCCATCGGAGTCCCGATGCTTTTCAATGCTTTGCTCTGCGCCATTCTGATCGCCTATATCAATGCCAAATTTGACGGCGTGAATGCCAAATTTGACGGCGTGAAGGGACAATTCGATGGAGTCAAAACACAATTCGACGGAATCAATAAGCGCTTTGACGACATGCGGGATCTCTGGCGTGCCGAGCTGCGGCGCGTCGAGGAGGTTCTCGACGCCCGCCTGAAGCATTTGGAACACAAGGAGCGCAGCTAAATGCCGTACTCAGAGGAAACAAAGGCCGACGTGATTGCCGCCCTGACCGCAGCGCCGTGGAGCGTTGCGGCGGTCGCGCAGGCGTACGGTATCGCTCACACCACGGTGACGAAATGGGCGCGGGCGGCGAGGCTGCAATTGCCATCCTCACACGCCCGCATACTGGCCGCGTCCGAGCGCGGTCAGCGTGCGCAACATGGGGATTGGCGGGCCCGGCGGCTCAAGGCGATCGCGCTACGCAAGCAGGGGAAATCGCTCACCGAGATCCGGTCGCTGGTCGGATACCGCTCCGTCGCGAGTGTCTATTACGCCTTGCAGGCGAACGTTACGCTACTCAGGGAAAAAGGAGTGGCGGTATGAATCCCGGCGACATACAACTGCTCATGGAGTGCCTCGAAAGATTCACGCGCGCCATCGAGGGGCATGGGAAATCGATCGCGGACGGGCTTACCGTCCTCGCGCGCGCCGTGGAGGAGTTGTCGCCGAGCGCGCAGTCCGAAAAGTTCGATAAAGAAGTCAAGCGCATTATGCGGGAGAACAGGATGATACGCGAAGAATTGGATCGGATCGAAGCAAATAGAAAGGGTGGCGCGTAAATGCCAAATGAAACACGCTTTGCCGTGGTCAGGATCGATAACGGCTGGAGCAATCCGTACACGTCGGTCGAGGTGAACGCGTACACGGCGACCAAGGCGGCGGAATGGATTCAGCGGGAAATGGGAGGCCGGGATCGTGGCGGCTGGCGCAGCGGACGGCTGACGCGAGAGGTTTGCCCGTTCGCGGTGCTCGATCGCGAAACCGGAAAGAAGTGGACCGCGCACGATATCCTGCTGCGCGATCTCGATGATGTTGAGGTGCCCGTCTGACGGCCTACATTGCAGTCACCAAAGACCGCGACGGAGGGTTCAAAGTACAGCTCCGCGACAAGCTCGCGGGCACACGGCCGCTGATGCAATCGGCGAAAGAACCGAATCCAGGAGCGGCTCGTCGTACGGCCGAGCGGCTCTTCGGCGTGCTCGAATGGCGCAGCCGCGACGAAGCCGGGCTTGGCGGTCAGCCGTACGTGGAATGCGTCGCCGTGATCGATACGGCGCAAGGAGTTTGGTAGCGCGGCCCACGCGTTGACAGCATTTCATCATTGCGTCAGACTTGGCTTGCGGCCGCTTGGGAAGGCGGCCTGAAAACGTAAAAAAACAAAGGGGGCGCGCCCATCCACATGAGCGTTGCGAATCCGGCGGTTACTCCGCCACTGCGTCAGCCGCCGCCTGACAATCACATTACGCGGTCTCACATTGCCAACGTCAACGAGTTGCTCGCGGGCCTTGGCATGGGCGCGCGACCGGACCGTACGCAGGCCGCGTACCTGATGGCATACGCCTCGATCCTGACCCGGTTTGCAGGCCCGCGCGGGCTGCTTGAATACGCGCGGGATCTATGCTCGGAAAATCAGCCGGTCAGCCGGGAAGCTCTCAATCGCATCCGCGTAGCCGCGACGCATTACGGCCTGCACCACAATATAGGCGAGGCGATCCAGGCGGCCGAGGCTGCTGAGCTGTGAGCCGTCCTGCCTGCGAAGGGGCGGGGAAGCCGGGCCTATGCCAGAACGGCTATACCGGACGCTGCCCGGTTTGCGGCGACACGTTCCGGCTCAACAAACGCGGCGAGGTGTATCCGCATAAAGCGAAACTTGCGCAACTTGCGCAAGTCAGCAAGTCCGTGGCGAGCCTGATCCTGGTCGCCGGCAATCCATACGAAACGGCGACGGAGATCGTCTTCGGGCCGGGCCTCGTGCTGAGGGCGGTCCGTTACGACATGTCCGATCCGAGCCTGCCGTTTGAAAGCTATCACCACATGTGGGGCGGCGTGAGCACAGAGGCCGCTGTACAGCTCAACGTTGGCTATGGTGGCGACGCTGGCGGCTGGCGGCCTGACATCCGCGCGCCGATCCCGGAGCCCGCCTATTGGCTTACTATGCTCCTGGTGCTGGCCGTGATCTTGGTTACCGCGCTGCGGCGATCGCGTCCGAAGTGGGGGCGTGACTGAAGTTTGATGTAATTTGCGTTTGTATACAAAGGGGGACTTATGAAAAGGGAAGAGAATCGGCGGCCGCGCTCGCTACAAGCGCTCCGCGCAGAAGTGGACCGATGGAATTCGGCGTACCGCGTGGGGACGCGAGTCACGCTGACCAAGGATGACGGAACCGAGGTCGATGCGGTCACACGCTCCGAGGCCTCGGTGCTCAGCGGGCATACGGCCGTAATATGGCTGCGCCAGGTCGTCGGATGTTGGGCGCTCGATCGAGTCCGTGCGGCGCGGGGTGTGGTTGCCTTCGAACGCACAATTGAATTGGTGACAGCGGAAGACGGCGGCGGCTGGCACGTCGCGCTGAGCTGCGGACATGAGGCCTTCTTGGCCACTGAGCCGCAAAGCGACGCGCAGGTATGCGCTCAGTGCGTGAACGTATTTGTCGAGGCCGCTCGTGCCTAATACGGAAATCGTGAGGCCGGGGACGATGGACTTGCGCAAGCTGGCCGACGCCGCCGCGAAGGAGATCCGGCGCGAGTCCCGTAAGACTCGGTCGCCGACCGCCTATTTTCTGGCGGTCCATTCGGCTGAGTACGGGGCGCGATTCCGGCTGCCAAAGGATGCCGCGTGGATGATGAATAGCGGCGACGGAAAAGTCCTGTTGTTCTCCGGGTTTCGCGAGATGAGGGATGTTGCGGTTTGGGTGTTCGGATCGGAAGTGTGGCTTGCCAAGCGCACGCCCGAAGGCGCGAAGCACTCGCCAAAAGAGCACGACGCTCACATGGACAGCGGCTTCAAAACGCTGCAGAAAATGGGATGGGCGACCGTGACAGAGGCGCTTGTGATCGTTGCGCAAAACGTTGAGGAGGTCGTACAGGTAACGCAACCGTTCATTCGCAAACCGGGCAGCGGAGACATTCAGCTATGCGGGCCGCCGGAAGTGCAGGCTATGGCGCAGGCGGATTTCGGCGGGCGCATAAAGATGTTTGGCGACGTCACCGAGGCCGACGTACAAGGCGCATATCCGAAGGACGAGGGCGATCATGTCCAATGAACACGACGCCCGCATTCTTCTCGATCCCTACACTGTAGCGGCGGCGGTCTTTTCGATGACGGAGGAAAGCGCCCTTGCAATGGACAATGCCTGCGGCGATGATCCGTTCCGCGTGAGCGCGTACCTTATCGACCGCTTTGGGTTGGATGGCTTGTGTCAGCTCGCCGAGAAACACCGCGCGGAAGCCGTGGAAAGTATCGACCGCGCCATTCGCGATCTAAAGGTGGCCAGATGAACATTGTCTTCTTGTGTGAAGAGCTGGGCGGGGCCGGGAGCGGCTCCGCCCGTTTTGTTTCTGGAGGCAAACATGGCAGTTAATAGCAACCCTTACGGTACAGAGGGGAATCCGGTCAATGTCAGTGACCGTTTGCGCGGCAACGAGCCGAGGCTTAAAGCCAGTTGGGAAGTGCGCGCCGGAATCATACCGGGGCAGCCCCTGCCTGTGTGGACGAAGCGGTTTTTCTACACCAGCGCCCAACGCGAAGAAGACGAGACGAAGTTGAACGAGCCGCACCATCACGCTCACTTCTCCCGAATCAGAGCAGAGGCGATGGACTATTACCTCCAGGCGAGCATGCCGAATCTCGTTAATTGGGCCGAGATCACCTTTATCTGGTACTGATGCGATGACGGTCGAACCAATTGAGCCGGGCGCGCTTATCGAGAAGGTGAACTCCGATCCGGGCGACCTCAATCCTGACGGCGCGCGCGGCACCGTGGTGGAGCGCCTTGGTCCATTGCCGGCGGGGACGATTTTACCGGACGGTACTGACGCCTCCGGTCACTACGGTTATTTCGTGAAATGGGCGTGCCTGCCGGACCTTGCTGTATTTGTGTCAGGCCCGCGCATTCGCATCGTGAGGCCCATGTGAAGAAGCGAGTCGTTATGATCCGGCGCCCCGCTGCCGTCGTCTTGAGCCCGTGCCCTTTTTGCGGCGCTGACGCAAATCCGCCTGAGAACATCGGGTCGTCAGGCCGCGGGGCAAGGTGGTCGATTATGTGCAGTCAGGTCTGCGTGGCCATGATCCGCAAGACGCGGGCCTGGGTGATTCAGGACTGGAACCGCCGCGCCGGGGACGATTTCGTGAGGCCACCAGCATGAACAACGAAGACGTCAGGCGCGCAATGATCGCGCATTTCGGCGCCGCGCGGGCCGCTGAGCTGTTCGCCGCGATGGAGGCCAACCCGCCGGGACATTGGATGCATGAAGCGTCAGGCGTGCTCCGTCCCGTCATCGAGGCCTATCTGTACGGCCGCGTCATGAACGACGCGGAAATCAGTATCATGCGGCGTTACTTATATCAGTGGATGACGCGCGGAACTTGGGACGCGCCCGCTGAGCTGACCGACTCAATCAAGGACATTCGCACGCGCGAGGATTTGGACGGCTGGCTGCACAAGGCCCTCGATCTTGGGATCGATCCGTTATGAGCGCGGACACGTTCGCGCGTAATTTGGTAAAGCGGTTTAGGGAGGAAACGGGCCTGCACTCGTGTTTCTTTGGCCATCGGGATGAAGACACAGGCCACTATGTCCGCTGTGAATCTTGCGTGCTGAAGGACGCGCAGGAGGACGCGTGGCTGATTGCGGCCGTCACGAAACTCCTCGTCGAGGGGAATCCATGAGCGCCTCGCCCGCGTTTGTTTGGAGCACTCTCGATTTACACGCCGCGCTGGAGGAGCGCCGCGCGATCCGGAAGGCCTGCCGGTTCTGTCAGCGCCGAAACGCCAAGGCGCTTTGCGATTGGCCGGTCGAGAGAGCGCGCCCGGTCAAAGTTGAGGAGCTGCAGAACGGCGATCATGTGCTCAGCGAGCTGGCGCGCAGGCGCTGCCGCGTGATCGCGCCGCAGGAGTTTGTCCGCACCGACCGCCCGACCGGCTATTGGATGTACTGGCTGGAATTTCCGGGCCGCGGGAAAATCTCGGATCTCGAGTTGAGCAAGGAAACGCGCACTTGCGTCGGCGAGAACCAGAGCAGCCGGGTTTTCCAGTACCTGAAGCCAAAAGGGTTTGTATTGCAAACGTTCCGGCCTGCTACCTGCGACGCGCCGTGCTGTTTCGCCTGCCGCCGGCATGTCGGCCCGGGCCGGGATTATTGCCGCGAGCACTGGTGCTCCTGGGAGACTGCCGGGCCGGGCCTGAGCTTATGAAAGTGGACGACGAGTACCTCATGCTGGAGTGGCGCCGCATCCGCCGCAATCATGCGGTGACCCTGAGCCTTTGGTTCACGACTATTGTGCTCGCGTTCGTGGCGGCCGCCGTGTTAGGCGTGGTGTTTTGGGTCGATCCGGGCTGGGTGGTAGGTCTGTGCTGCTTGTTGGAATATCTATACTTTCTGCCATGCGCTCGTGAAGTTTCGACAGCGCAAACGGGAGTGGGGCCTATGAGCTACATTCCGGTCCTGCGCAACGGCCGCCTGTACGTGTGCGCCGAGATGTGCAGCACGTGTGTATTCCGCCCGGGTAACCTCATGCAGCTTCACAGGGGCCGCGTCGCCGGGATGGTGAGAGGCGCGGTCAAAAACGAGAGCTGCATTCCGTGCCACCATCATGCGTACACGGAGACGCCAGCGGTATGCCGGGGCTTCTTTGATTTGCATCCGACGCAGCCGCTTCAGGTGCTGAGCCGCCTCGGGCTGGTGACGTACGTGGACGCGGAAACGGGGGAGGACATCGCGTGATCAGCTCCGGGCTTTGCCTGTACTGCTCAGAGCCGATCGTCGAAGGTGAGCCGCTGGGCGACGTGAGCAACGGAACAGTGCATCGAGAATGCCTGATCCGCATGACGGCCGGAAGCCTCGGCCATCAGCAGCAAAAGTGCTCGTGCTTCGGAGGGCAGGAGGAAGATCCGCCGGGCCTGACCGTGCGCGAGGCGGCGCGCGCCGCGGCTGACTATTTCGACCGGACGGCCCAAGAGGATCCGCCGCCTGCGGACCGTTTCGAACGCCTCGACTGGATGGAACGGCGGTCAGGCAATAATGAGCGCGCGGGGGATTACTACGACCGTAACGGCCTGCCGCTCTCGCTGGGCGAATGGGCGCGCCGCATCGAGGACCCAAACTACAAACGGGTCGCGCTAACGAACTTTGGTCCGCTGGCGGTGTCGACGGTATGGCTCGGCATGGATCACAGCTTTGCGCGGTTTCTGCCGCCGGGGGCGGGTGCGGATCGCCGCCCGATCCTTTTCGAGACGATGGTTTTCTTCCTCGATCCCGTTACAGGCGAGTGGATTTCAGATGACACCAAGCATGAGTTAGCCGGGGAGCAGCACCGCTGGCACACGCTTGAGGATGCGCTGGCCGGGCATGAAACCGTCGTGCAATACGTGAAGGACAATATCCTGCCGCCCGAGGCGGTGGAGTCGATCCGCGATCTGCTGACGACGGTTTACAAAGTTGAGGAGGATCAGTGACGCACGAGCAAATCGATAATCTCGTGAAGGATATCCGCCGGATGTGCGGGCTGGAGCATGCGCCGCCGACTTCGGTGCTGCGGTCGTTGGTCCGCAACGCCGTCGCGCTCGCCAGGCTAAAACCGGGCGGGCCGCAGGAGCCGATGATTATCGACATCGCCTCCATCGTGTCAGCAAGAGATAATTCGCCGGTTATTCAAATGAGTTGGGGGGATCAGCAGGGACAGCTCAGCCCGGGCGAGGCGCGGGATCACGCTGAGCGGTTGCGCCGCGCTGCCGACGCTGCTGAATCAGACGCTTTTCTGTTTCACTTTCTGACGACGGAGACGGGCCTCGATCCTGATAAAGCCAGCTGGATGCTACACAGCTTTCGTGAGTTTCGGGAGGAGCGCGCGCGGAAGGACTATCTGCCTCGGTGAGCGCGGCTTAAAACCACGCGGGGGGAACGGGCAGGCCTTCTTCTTCCATCTGCCGGGTTGTTCGTGCAGCCGGCGCGTTTTATGTTCTGCGAAATAAGCGAAATAAGGGGGGAGAGAAAATGCCGTGGCCGCCGATGGTCGACGTGAGCCGGGAGAACAAAGCGTGCTGTGCGGGTTGGATCGGGCGGTTGTTCGGACACTCGTTTCAGGAGTTCACCCTAGAAGAAGTTGTTCGGGTAAACCCGTCCGTGATAGCGGCATTGAGGGACAGCGACGAGAGATCGATTCCGATACTTGCTTTGAAGCTTGAAAACATTTCACAGCAGGATCGCGCTGTGAAGTATTCCGTTCGCTGCAAACGGTGCGGTAGCGCGCCGGATGTTGATCCGAAATAAGGGGGGGAGAGATGCGGGGAGAGATCCGGGGAGAGATGCCGGGGATGAACGGGCGGAGGAAAGGGGAGGACCGGGTGGGAGGAAAGGGGAAATCTCGGAAGATGCGCTCGAAGGGGAGCCTACAAAACCTACAAAACCCCCGCGAGGTCGGTGGCCACCGCCGGGTGGACGGTTGGGTGGCCACCCACGGGTGTACACCGCCGGATGATCTAAGCTGAAGGGGAGCTGTTGGGTGGGTGGTCCGACGCGTACGCGCGGGATCCCTGTTCAGCGCGCTCCTTCGCTCGATAAGAATAGAAGACGGCCGCCCTCCTTGAACTTGTGACCAGGGGGCGGCCGTTTTCGTTTTGTTGGGGGGTGTCCTACCGGGTAGGACACCTCAGATCCCGGATCTTGCGGGTTGTAGCTTATAAGCTACACATTGGGCGCAGGACCAGACGCCACGCCACTTCCCTCCCGTCTGGTTATTGGACAGCGGTGGAATCGTGGACCGCTGAAACCTCCGCCTTTGAATTCTAGCGTTCGAGCATGCGGACGTCGCCGAAGATCCCGTAAATGTACTCGTGCTCGTCCCGCGTGAGAGCGGTCTCGATGGGGATCAGAATCACCGAGTGCCGGTCGCGGCCGCGCAGCTTGTCGAGCGTGTCCACGTACACGTACTCGTCGGCCTCGGGTGTTACGCAGGTGATGCCCAAGCAGCTTGAGCCGAGAGGCAGCGTTGACTGCATGCGGTAGCGGAAGCGCTGAAAGCCGCCGCCATAGACGAGGAACGTGATGGGCTTACGAGCCGCCACCATCGTGCCGCCGTCCTCGGTGGATAACAGCGAAAGCAGCTCACGAATCCGTTTCATTTTTTGCCCTTCGCCTGAATGATTCTCTCAATCTCCGCTGCCAACTCCCGAAGCGCATCCGGGCCGACTTCGATGCATATCCTGGTGAATATCCTGCTGATACACGAAGATGCAAGGCGGCGCGGCATCCGCAGTGCGATCCAATAATAAAATCGGTCCAGGTTCATTTCGCGCTCGGCACAACGGCGACGCCAAAGGTCACGTCGAAGCGGAAAATCATCTTGCGGCTGGCGAGGTCGTAGCGGACGCAGCCGTCCGCAGCGATGTCGATGAACTTTGCGCTGGCGAGGTAATACGGCGACACCCAGCCAAAGAGGGTACCGTACGGGTCCTCGCCGCGAAAACCGTCGCGCAACTCACGGCCAGGCGCAAACACGAGAACCCGTTCGCCCGAGCCGATGCTCTTGTTTACAGCCGATTGCATGGCCTCGACAAACGTCGCAATCATAGGCGCCAGGAAGCTGTGCGATCGCGCGTCCGGGCTGGCGATGAATAGCTCGACCTCGGACTCACTGAGCGCCGCCGAGGCCGTGCGCGTGCGTAACTGCGCCGCACCCGCATCCTTCTGGCCTGCCGGCACAAGGACGGTATAGCCGTCGTGGGCGACCTGATCATTAAGCTTCAGGGTTACCGCCATATTGCGGGCCGCCTGACGCAGCGCCTTGGCAATGCTGAGCGTTGCCTCGCCAAGCGCGGTATCGAGCGCCGGGCGGTCTATCTTCACATTCAGCGTGCCGGCGGTCAGCGTGTCAGCCTGGATCGGCTTGCCGCATTCCGGCGACAGCGCGGGCTGGATGAATCCATACTCATAACTCATTTAGGGGGTTGATAATCCTTTTCTTCGAATTCGTAAACTGCGCCGTTTTCCATTTCGGCCTTGTCGTCTTCTTCGTCGCCGCGGATTGCCGCGAGCGCCAAGTCGCTTGCGCTCAGCGCGATCTTGCGGACCGTGTCGAACGTCCACTTGGCCGGGATCAGCTCAGTAGCGCGGCCGCCTTTCAAGTTGGTCGAGCCGCACCTCGGGCATTCCGGGAATTCGAGGTTCTTGCCGTCGCCCGCCCAATTGCAGCCGCCGCACACCAGCTCGCCTTTGATCCGCTGCCGGGTGATGGGCGTCTTGAGCATCAGCTCCGCTTTCCCGAGCAGGCTTTCGGCGAGCGCGAACCGCCGCTCCCGAAGCTTTTCCTCGCGCTCGGCCCAGATCGCAGCCTTTGCCTCGATCAGCCGCCGGCGCTCGGCGCGCTCACGTTCGACGAGGTCGGTATCGTATGAGGCCGCTCGGTCGACCCAACGGTGGGCGGCAGACCAACGACCCATGAGCGTTGCACTTTTGCCCAACTTTTGACCAACTCCGGCGAGGGAACGGGCAGCTCCGAGCAGGCAGTATTCCGTAAAGGCTTCATAGGCGCGGGCGCTCTCCCCGGGCTGTCGATCCCGGGCGTGCTCAGCTCCACCGAGCACTTGCCCTCGGTAGCAAATAAGTTTTCATCAGCGGTCCAACACGCACGCCAAAGCCACGCCTAAACATTTCGCGGGGTTCGCACGATATACCTCGTCCTGGGTTTGCAGGCGGGGCTTTAGGGGCTTGCGGGCGTATCTCCTTACCCGTCAATCGTTCGCAACGTCAGGCGTGTTTAATCCGGCAACTCATCGGGCGTTTCCATGTCCGAGAACAATTCCAAGGCGGCGCGCAAGCGTAAGGATTGCGAGCGCAGCCACCAACGGAACCACGCCGTTGCCAAGGGCGCGCAATCGGTCCACCCGAGAGGAACCAATATAAGCAGCTCCACAAATCGCGGGTTCAAGCTCCGGGTGGCGGCTGAGGATATCGCGCCAGGCGTCGAGATCGTCGGGGCCGGGAGCGCAAACCGGGAGGCCCATTCGCTCAACGGCCGCGCGTTCGCGGTGAAGGTGCCATCCGATACCTCGCCGCTTTTGTAATCGTTCGCTCGCGGGGTTGGCCACGTCCCGACCGCCGCCGGGAACAGCATCACGTCGTCTGTCAGGTTGCGGCATCCGGCCTTCGAGCTTCCCCGCCGGGCTCGCGCCGCGTTGCCTTGTCCCACATCGTGAGCTTGGGGTGTCGCCCACTGCTTGCGCCAATTCAGTACCTGCTTGGCGAACTCGCCCGCTCCGCCCGCTACCTTGCCCTTCCGATCCACACCGCCGAAGCCGTGAGGCGTTATCCACGTCGACGCCTGATTGCGTAGCCTCTGGTCGCTCGTTCGTTTGCCGTACGTCGCCATGCCGTGCCGATCCACTTTGTGATCGCTGCCCGTTGGCGTATTCCACGTCCGCGCCGCGCCGGTGAGAGAATCCGTTGCTCCCGGATGATTGCCGCAGCTCTCCGCGGACGGCCAGTGCGAATAGCCGTTTGCGAATGTGGCCCGCCCCAACTTCCTCCGCGCTGAAGCCGCCGACCTCCACCGCGTAACCAAGTCCGCGTAGCTCAGCCCGGACTTGTTCAAATCCGATCCGGAAATGGGCGTCGACGTTTTCGAGGAACACGAGCTGCGGTTCGCACTCGCGGATGATCCGCGCAACTTCCGGCCAGAGGTGACGGGGATCGGCTGCGCCGAGCTGTTTGCCTGCCTGACTAAATGGAGTGCAGGGATATCCGGCAACGACGCAATGTATTTTGCGGCGCCACGGTCGAGCGTCGAAGGTTCGTAAATTAGTCCAGATAGGCGCGTCGTCGAGCACACCGTCCGCAATACGCGATGCCAGGATTTCGGCGGCAGTGATTTCGTTTTCCAGGTACAGCTTCGTGCGAGCGCCGATACCAGCGAGCTGGAGGCCAAGATCGATTCCGCCGTAGCCGGCGCAGAGGGACAGAACTGAGAAGGGAGATGTATCCACACGTTTCAAACCTTTTTTTGTTTCGGGGGAGGAGGAGCTTGCTTGGTATCGAGCCGGAAGCCAATCACGAGCAGGCGGTCGGACACTTCCGCCAGGCGCGCCAGGCTAAGCCGCTTATCCGGCGAGCGCAATGTCGCCATACGTCCGGCCGTCCCCTTCGAGCGTTGCGTGGAGGCCGGTGAAATTCTGCCACCGTTTGACGATGACGTCGACGTACTTTGCATCCAGCTCGATGAGCCGGGCGGTGCGGTCCGTCTTCTCGCACGCAATCATCGTTGAGCCCGAGCCGCCGAATAGATCGAGCACGGTATCGCCCAGCTTGGTGCTGTTCTCGATCGCGCGAACGATCAGCTTAACGGGCTTCTGCGTCGGGTGAACATACTTGCCGCCGGTGTCCGATTCCGACTTCTCGTAGCATTCGGCTGCGATTTCAATGATGGTCGTTTGCTTGCGATCGCCTTCCCATACATGCGCCTCGCCTTCTTTCCATCCGTAGAGGATCGGCTCGTGCATCCAGTGATAATCGGCGCGGCCGAATACGAGCGTCGATTTTTTCCAGATCAGGCAGCTCTGTAGCTTCCAGGGCTGCGCAATATACGCATTGCGGAAATGGTGGCCTTCGGTATCGGCGTGGCAGATATAGATCGGCCGCCCGGCTTTTAGGACCATATTTGCGGAGGTGTAAACGTCATCGAGAAACTGCCGGAATTGCTCCGGTGTTTTCTTGTCGTTTTTGATTTTCCCGAGCTTTCCCGCGCCGAGACGGTCCGCGCTGAAGCTGCAGGCGCGCTCTTCGGGATCGTAATCGACGTTATAGGGCGGATCGGTAAACAGCATGTCCGCCTGACCGCCATTCATCAGGCGCTCGACATCGGTCAGAACGGTCGAATCTCCGCACGTCAAACGGTGGCGGCCGAGAATCCATACATCGCCGGGCTTGCTGATCGGATCGACGGTCGCCGGCGGTACGGCATCTTCGTCGGTTTGCTCGGCGGGCGGCAGTACCTCA